ATTTGCCTAATGTGCCAACATTACGAGAACAGGGTTTGTCCATTCCTCAAGACTATAAGTATTTCAACAATGTTTTCTTGTTTGCAAATAAGACTGCTAATCCACAAGATGTTGAAAAATTGCGTAAAGCAATCGTAGAATTTATGCGTAGCGATGAATCTTTGGAAGTCAGAAAGAGAATGGATATTAGTTTCGGCAAACAAAGTATTTCATCACCAGAAAAGTATATCAGAGAAATTATTACAGAATGATTATCACCAACATGTCTGTCAATTCTATTGATAGACTTGGACATTATGAAGTAGGTAATCAGAGATTCCTACACAAACATATTGCGTTGTTTGAATCGAAGAGAACAAATCAAAAATTAAAATTTTATTTTAATGATGATGTTTTTGACCAGTATGATTGGACAACGGAGCCTGAGCCAGATACTGGCTTGGGTGAATTCTACAGACGCCGAGCGCAACAGTTGAGGGATAACAATGATTATCTAGTTCTATCGTATAGTGGTGGTCCAGATAGTCAGAATATCCTAGATACTTTCCTTAAATATGATATCAAATTGGATGAAATTGTAAACTTCAACAGTTACAAATCAACCAATGTTGTTGAAGGAACTATTCACAACGCAGACTATCTCTATAATGTTAAACCACAAGTGGATGAAATCGTGAAGAGATATGGAACATCAAAAATGAAAATAACCATTCTTGATGAAGTTGAAATGTTGGATACAATCTGGAAAGAATTTAGAAAGCGTGATGAGCATGAGATATTGTTTGGTGCAAATAGTTTTCCTTCTGCTCCACTCTACAGAGGTTTCTGGATTAAACACACAAAACATATCTGGGATATGATCCTTGAAGGAAAAAAAGTTTGTGTGATATATGGAACAGATAAACCAACACTAAGAATAAGTGATGGAAAATATTCGATGGGTTTCAATGATATCTTTTCATGTGATACTGCTGGAATGATTCTATCTGATCCTGATTTGAAAGGGAGAAATTTTCTAGAGTTCTTCTATCAAAGCCCTGATGATGTTAAACTTATAATTAAGCAAGCACATGTTTTGAAAAGATATGTTGAAAAACTGGATCATCCAGGATATTTTGAACCAAGAGAGCCATATTTTAGAATGGGTAATCGTCCACATTTATATTGTGAGAGTAAAGAATATAGTGGTAATCTGAAATACAAATACTTCCATGAGACAATTTATCCTGACTGGAAACCTGTGTTCATAACACCTAAAGAAGGATTTCTGGGTAACAGACCTCTGGATAATTGGTGGGTAGATAGTATGGACAAATCAGTATCATCAATATGGAAACATGGAAGTGAAGAAACTTTTAAAAAATTCAAGGACATTTTAAAAGTGGGTACAACAGGTTTCACTGGATTACCATTGACAATGAGCAAATATTATTCCCTGGAGAAATAATGAGATATTATATTCGCTACAATGTTGACCATAAAAATGGTAAAAGTGACTTGCCATGGAAAGTATTTGAATCCGAAGATAAATTTTACTTGACAAGAAATGTAATTCTCTATACAATATCATGGACTGGTGACACACCGTTTCCTGACGGTGGTTTCAAGTACAGCATCTATTGTGATGGAAAAATGACTTCTTGTGATGAGAATGAAATTGTGATAGAATAAATAGATGTATGGTTGTATGAAGCAACTTGAAAAGTGTTCTGGACGGGGGTTCGAATCCCCCCATCTCCACCAAAAGCATATACAGGTTTAAGTCCTGAGTGATACGGTGACCGAATCCGTACTTCCAGATTTGGGTGTGCTTTTGATGGGGATGCACTTGGTTTCGACAGGGCAACAAGTATAGAAGTGGACAACTTATCAGAGTAGATATAAAAACTAAATAAAGTAAACGCAAACGATGAAAAGTTCGCATTGGCAGCCTAAACGCTGACTAGGGTTTCGGTGGATTCCTCGTAACAGAATATCCACCACTTTACACATACACAACACAGGAGATAATATGAGTATGAGTCCCTTTGAGATTCGCCTAGAATTACTGAAAATGGCAAAAGATATGCTAGAATCAGATTACTTCGGCGAAAGAGAAAAAATAGCCAACCAGTTCGCAATGGACTGTGATTCAGCAAAAGCAAAAGGTGCAGAGACCCCTAAGCATCCAGGCTATCCAAAATATCCATCAGAACAAGAAATTATCAACAAAGCACAAACACTAAATGGGTTCGTGTCGATGTTGCCTGACGCCACAAAGCCGAAGAAATCCTGATGGAAGGACCGAATGGTTCTTAACACACAGAAAGGAAAAATATGCGAAGTATGCCTATACTTTTAAGTATAATGCTATCAGCAGTTATCTTAACTATGTCGATGGTAAATATCAGACAGCCAGATTTACCAATCAAAGCGAATTATAATGTATTGACTGCGGAACTACAGAAACAAGTTAGTTGTCTAGCAGAAAACATTTACTTTGAAGCGGCACACGAACCACTAGAAGGTAAACATGCCGTTGGTTTCGTGACAATCAACAGAGTTCAATCTGGTAACTATGCTAATGATATATGTGGAGTTGTTCAACAAAAAGATGGTAATCTATGCCAATTTTCTTGGTATTGTGATAAGACAATTACCAACAAACGATTGACAATCAAACAAACTCCGTTGTATAATGAGATATTGCAGATTGCAACAAATCTTGTTGTAAACTTTGAGAGAATGACAGATGTGACAAACGGTGCAACTTACTATCATGCCAACTATGTTAATCCTGGTTGGACAAGATTGAAAAAAGTTGAAACGATTGGTAATCACATTTTTTATAAACGCAGTTCGGACAGAATTGACAGAAATAAAGGAATCATATGAACAAAGACTTGATTACAATTTTAACTTGTGTTACAATTGTTATGTGTACCGTAATAATTGCAGGTTTTAATTACAATATCAATACACAAAACAACATGGCAAAAAACATTGAATCAGCCATCGCAAAGGGTGTTGATCCAGTATCTGTGAAATGTGCATACGAAACAAGTTCAAATGCAGTTTGCATCACATATGCGGCGACAGCGAAAAAATGAGTAAAACATTAGATGAAATTTTAAAAAGTATGAATGTTGTAGCAAGTCCTGATAGACCTATTAGAGTAACAACAGCAGGAAGAGGAAGAAAATTTGGTGGAAGAAAATCTGGACGAAGACGCATATTTAACAGTTGGACATGGAGTAGCGAAGAAATCGCATCACACAAAATGAGTAATGAGAAAATTTTTATTGGCGCATCGGATTATAGTGACTATCTGTATTCACAATTATTGGATGCAAGAACAGTTGATGGTAAATCAACACTAAGTCGTGAATTGAAACTTCTTGGTGGACGTTCAAAGTGGCAAGAATTCATTGAAGATGAATTTGATGGTGACCACATCCTAGAATTCCACGATTCTGCTGGAATTATTGTAACTGAAGGCAATAACTTCATTCGTTATAATGTTAGTTCAAACACAATCACAGTTACCATTTATGGCGATGAAATTTTTCTAAAAAATGCATCAGACATTTTATTGAAACAATTCGAAGAAGTCACATCATATATCGAATGGGTTTATTCAAGCGATGGTAATGCAGTAAATGTTCCTTTGAATGTGGAACGACTGCCAGTTGATGAAATGTATCCTTTTCTGAAAGATGAAAAGTTGACAGACTACTATGACCGTTTCCTTGAATCAAACGCAAACATTCTTTTGTTGATTGGACCACCAGGTACTGGTAAGACTACATTCATTCGTGGTCTATTGGCTCACAGTAACTCCTCGGCCATCGTTACATACGATGCTCAAATCTTGGAGAAAGACTATCTGTTTGCACGATTCATTGAAGATGAAACTGGTGTCATGGTTCTGGAAGATTCGGATAACTTCCTGAAAGCACGAAGTGATGGTAACACAATGATGCACCGCTTTTTGAATGTGGGTGATGGATTGGTTACAACAAAAGGTAAGAAGTTGATTTTCTCAACAAACTTGCCGAGCATCCGTGATGTTGATCCTGCGTTGATTCGACCAGGTCGTTGTTTTGATGTATTGTCATTTGACCAACTGAATGCTGAACAAGCAGAAAAACTTGCTAATCGTTTGGGTGTTTCATATGAAACTAAACCAGATGGTAAGTATAGCATCGCAGAGGTGTTCAATAAAAAAGTTGAAGGAACTGCCAACAATAAAGGTGTTGGTAAAAAAATGGGTTTTGTTTAAGGAGTATATTATGGCTGTACAACAGTTTTCTATCAATCAAATCTCTAGTGAGGCAGACCGCAAGAAATTGCTTGATGCTATCAAAGAGTGTTCTAATTCCATGATCCGTATGGATGGTGAAAAAGAATTTATCAAAGAGGCAGTAAAGAAGGTGTGTGACGATTTGAAATTGCCTAAAAGAATTGTCAACCGTCTTGTCAAAGTTTATCATAAACAAAACTATGACGAAGAAGTGGCAACACACGAACAGTTCGAACAACTTTATGAAACTATCGTTAAGTGATGCCAACAAAAGATGAGATGTATCAGTTCCAGTTGAAGATTGAAGAAATCGTGGCTGGTACTGATTACAATTACATGGAAGCAATCGTTGATTATTGTGAACAAACTGGTATGGAGATTGAACTGGCTTCATCACTGGTAAACAAAGACCTTAAGGCAAAGATTGAGGTCGATGCACAAGAATTGAACATGTTACCCAAAACTACCAGACTTCCTATTTGATTTGTGATATAATTTCGTTATGACAGGTTATGAAGCATTTACATTGTATCATGTGTTGAAACTCCATTTCACCACAGACTATGATTATTTCAAATACAATGGAAAATCCAATATTAGCATCGAAGCGTTTGAGAAACGAAAAGACAAATACCACTTCTACAAGTTGTCACGCAAATATGACACCGAGGAGTATAAACAGTTTTTAGTTTCCAACTTCTTTGTTGATGAAAAAACATGGGCAGGTTCTTTACTTGCCGATGATGCTCGTGAAGCACACATGGAACGATTGGCGGTAATTCAAGCAATGAGTTATCACTTCAAAAATGATTGTGCTTTGATAGCCGAAGAAGGAAAAATCAATGAACTTCTACACACAGATGGAGAATATCCTACACTACTCAACATGGTGTTGTATGCAGAAATCAAAGATGAAACCTTGTGTATATTGAATTCGCTGATGGGTTTCATGCCCATGTGGGAAAAAAGAATCGCTGATAATATCAGATATCCTTCCCTTCACAGAAAATGGATTAAATATACACCTTTTATTATGTTTGACCGAACCAAGTTTCGTGAAATTGCCTTGAAAGAATTACGATGATTGAAAAGATTTATTTGGATATGGATGGTGTTCTCTGTAACTTTGAACGCCGTTACTTCCAGTTATACAATGAACTCCCAGGTTCAATGCGTGACCGAAAAGAATTCAGTAATCATTGGGACCACTTTATTGAGACAAAGCAATTTGAAACTTTGGAATGGTATCCTGGTGGAAAAGAATTGATAGATTTTTGTATGAAAACAAAACTACCAATTGAGTTGTTGACTTCATCTGGTGGACAAAAACACCACGAAGAAGTTGAACGACAAAAGCGTGTGTGGCTAGATATGAATGGCTTAGTTAAACTGAAGGCAAATGTTGTTGCTGGACGCAAACGCAAGGCTGAATATGCTACACCAAAAACAATTCTTATTGATGATACACCTGATGTTATCCAAGGATTTAATGCCGCAGGTGGTATTGGTATTCTTCACAAAGAAATTGGTAATACTTTAATGATGTTGCAAGACAGAATTGAAAGTAACTAAATAACATGATATAATGAATCATGTGGACAATTTTAATACAACGCATACAATTTATACAAGGAAAATAATATGTCTTTCGCTAATCTAAAACGCAACCGTGACAGCCTAGAAAAACTTACTAAGGCTATTGAGACCACCACACAAACTGCTGAGGCTGGCTCTAAAGAAGATACCCGATTCTGGCAACCAACTGTAGACAAATCTGGCAACGGAATGGCCACTATTCGTTTCTTGCCTGCTCCAGGTGTTGACGGTGAAGATGGACTTCCATGGGTTCGCCGTTTTGACCACGGCTTTCAAGGACCAGGTGGTTGGTTCATTGACAACTGTTTGACTACAGTTGGTGAAAAGTGTCCTGTTTGTGAACACAACTCTACACTATGGAACTCTGGTATTGAAGCAAACAAAGATATCGTTCGTAAACAAAAGCGCCGCTTGAGTTATGTTGCGAATATCTTGGTCGTTTCTGATCCAGCACATCCAGAGAATGATGGTACTGTTCGTTTGTTCAAATTCGGTAAGAAGATTTTTGATAAAATCTCTGAAGCGATGAATCCAGAATTTGCTGATGAAACACCAGTTAACCCATTCGACTTCTGGGACGGTGCAAACTTCAAATTGAAGATTCGTAATGTTGAAGGCTATCGTAACTACGATAAGTCTGAGTTTGCTGAACCATCTGCATTGTTTGATGGTGATGATGATAAACTTGAAGCCATATACAAACAAGAGCATTCATTGAAGGACTTCACAGATAAGAAAAACTTCAAACCATATGAGCAATTAAAAGCCCGTTTGGATAAAGTTCTTGGCTTTGAAGGTGATGCTTTGCCTAGCATTCGTGCTGAAGATGTTGAATTGCCAACACCAAAAACAGTTCGTGCCGCACAAGCACCTGCCGCTGATATGCCAGAGGACGATTTGGATTATTTCAAATCACTCGCTGACGAATAAACATAACGATCCTTTCTCGCAATGTTTACCCCGCCTAGTGCGGGGTTTTTCATTAGTACATTCTGGCTAGTAGTCTACCGAAGTCTGAATCAAGCACATCGGCTGATGCGATTGTTATCGGTGCCTGTTGTTGTGTTTGTGGTGCAGATGGTGCAGTAACATTCACAATTGGTGCAGTTGGTGACATGGACTCACGGGTCAAAGAAGCCATTTGTGTGCTAGATTGTGATAGCGTTCCACCAGATGTGCCACCAGCGGAAGCCATCAAAACATTTTGTAGTGCTGATGCTGATGTTAAAACTTTATTTCCTGCAATACCTGTATAATCGGATGTTCCATCTGCTTTAGGCAAACTGGCCCAAGTGCCCGCTAGTTTACTTTGGAATTGTTCTAATCCAATTTTGCCTTCTTTGAATTTTTGATAACCTGCTCTATCAACTAGAATGCCTGCCAACTGATCCTGAACTTCGGGTGTAAATTTTTCTGAAGTTGAAATACCAGATTGTCTGACCAAATCTTCAAGTGTGCCTTTTAAGAATTGATAACGACCAACTGCTGTGCTTGCGTGTCCTCTAGCAATCATACCTGATTGATAATTCATAACATCTTGTATCGACATGTTTGTTAAGTCTGCGCTTTTTGGAGTATTGTTTCCATAAACCAACGCATTGTATTGTGCAGGACCACCTTCTTTGTTTCCAATGAAATCCAAAATTTGTCTTTTGCCGGCATCAATTTCTTTTGTTGGTGATGTATCACGACCAACACCTGCCCTTGTTTTATAGCCTTCCATTCGTTGTGCATTTAAAACAAGTTCTTGTTTTCTTCTGGCTTCTGCCATAGCATCAGGACCAGCAAGATTTTCTCCGTATGAGTTTGTGCCTGTTACGAAATTTCCGTCCATAGCACCAGACATAGTTTCGGCTATTGATTGTGATGCAAGGTCTCTACCTTCTTTGCCGCCTTCTTTTTCTGCTCTATCTAAAATTTTATCGCTGAAGAATTTAATCGCAACAACTGCCGCAGTTAGACCTGCAGTCAATAAACCCAAAGGTGATAATAATGCACCTATTCCAGTTCTCAAAACTGTTGCCATACCTTCAAGTAAAGAAGTTACACCAGGAAGAATTCTCAATAAAGTTCCGAAAATACCTGTTACTGAACCAACCACGGATTTTAATCCGTCAAATATTTTAGAAACACCTAATGCTAAAGCGCCTGCTAAAATACCCAAGAAACCTTTGTCATCTTTCTTTTCGGAAACTTTTGTCGGTGCTGTTTGCTTTTTGGCGCCAAACTGTGCTTCATATGCACCTTCACGGTCTTTTGCGTTTGCAAAAAATGCATCTGCTTTATTCGTTGCAGTTCCACCTTGAAGTTTAACTAACTTGGAAATATTCTGGCGCATCACATTCATATCTCTTGCCATAGATGGTAGAGCCATTGAATTTTTAGCGGCAATCTGTGTGTTTGTGCCGATGGTGTCTAATTTATCGACAGATAGTGCAGCCGATTGTGATGATATTTTATCAACAGGAGTTTTTTCATTGATAGCAGAATAACCCTTACCGAAGATTTTTCTACCGATAAGTGAGCCAACACCAGAACCACCGAATAGTGCGTTTCTGATATCCAATTTTTCAAGTGCTCGTTTGCCGGTGGCTGAAGCCAAACCTCCAACGATACCTTTGGATTGATATTCTTGTTTTAGAATGTTTGCTAGTCTACTGCTCTTATCTGCCATTTATCGCCTCTGCGCTTGCGCTTGTTTTAATTTTTCGTTTTCTTGTTCCAAATATTGCATCAACATATTCACATAGATGATTCTTTCCCAAGGCACCATATTCTCTAACTCTGTCAAACTGTATTTGTGGTGTTGCATCAATGCAAAATTCGTTTGGAAATGATTAGTTAGATTCTCATAACCAAACGTTAGCCGAAAAAATTTTGGATTCCTTCCAGTTCAATTTTCTCCTGATAGCCACATTTAACACAATTAAAGTCTAGTTGTTTTTTCAACTTTGGCATAGAACTGAAAAAGTCTTTCAACTTCTCCAAGTCTTTTGTCTGCATACTTTCCACAAAATCAATTAGTTCTTCTTCTTTAGCATCCTTGGCATAATAAACATTATCTTTATCGTAAATGAAGTCAATACACTTGACGGTCATTTTAATAATAGAATCAACTTCCTGATTTGCGTCAAATTCTTTCAACAAATCAAAAGTTGGATATTTCATTGTGACACCCATGGTATCTGTAATTTGTATCGTCTTGTCAATCTTGACAGATTCTGGAGTAATCTCATTCAGATTCAAATCAATCTCAACGATATGGTTACACTTCTTTTCTTCTTCATCATCCAACTTAGGAAGAATGTTGTTACACTTATAACGCAAATTTACAACTTCACCAACAGAAACTGCACGAAGTTTCAGAAACAAATATTCAATGTCAAACAAAGGAAGTTCTTCAACATTAATTCCTTTTGTCATAATACAGTTATTCAAAACCTGTTTGATTGTATCAATAACAGTATCAACTTCCTCACTCTCGTTTGCCATGAGAAATAACTTTTCCTCTTTAACTGTGAATGCTCTATACTTAACTGTTTTTCCTGTCGAAATCAATTTCGTGCTATAAACTGGCACATCAATTTTCGGTAAAGACATAATAACTCCAAATAATTATAATAAAACTCTTGTGGCAATGTTGCCAACTTTTTGTGTAATCGCTTGGTCAATTTGATTAATTGGTTTGAGTAATCTTTCACCAAGTGAACCACCAATTTTCTCTGCCACTTGGTCAGCGATATTGATTCTGCTATCGTAGATAGTTCTAAATCTTTGATATGTAAACTGAACAGAAACACGATGGAATCCATCTTCCGACCAACTCAATGGTTGTGCCGAGATTCCTATTGGATACGCATCAATCATTTCTACAGCATAGATTTGTTTTACGAAATCATCATACTGCAAAACTTGAATGTTTGTCATGTATCTTGTTGTGTCATCTTTAGCGAATCTTAAATTGTTTGTATCTGTTGGCATAATGGATTCGATCCATCTGTCAAACAATTTACGCTCATAAAAATCATTCGTACAGACGAATGTTAGTGTTGTCTCGTTGTACTGTGTTTGGTATGGAACTTTATATGTTGGTCCATATACTTTGGCATCAGCAGTAACTAATGTTTTCCCTGGTAGTTCAGAAGACTCACATTGCAGTCCTAGATATCTCGATAGTGTAGGATTAGCAGTTCTAGATTGTGCATCTTTTCGCTCAGTGGCAAATATGTCTTGCAACTCAGCCGTAATTGTTGCTGGCAAGTTTGTTAGTTTTTCAAAGATAGATTGACCAACAAAACTATTGATATATGTTGGAATAGGCAATACTACCTGAAAGCGACTTGGTTTTGCCAAGCCACCTTTGGCTTTGATGTTTGATAAGAATTGATTTGGTTGAAATGCCATTTAGAATTTTTTCCTAGAGTCCGCCCAGACTTTACTTGTGCTTGCTTTCTCAAATTGTTCAACAGGAAGCAAAGCGGCAATATCCCATTCATCAGCAAAAATTTCCACGAAACGAGATTGCACATGAGAACCAAGATAACGCTTGATACATGGTGTTGCTTCATACGCTTTTGAGAATGCAGTCAACAATTGATAGTTCAATCTCAACTTGGTATTGATATCGAAGCGAGTATCTGAGGCATGTTCACTCAGTTTATCTAAAAGAATGATGCGTTGCTTTGGGTGAATGTAATGTAGATTCAGCCCTAAAAAACCGTCTGGGTATGGTTGAATTGGTATGACCAACGGGAACCTGTCGTAATATGGCAACTCATCCTTCAACTTAGGATCATAGTAGAAAAAATACATATGACCAACAAAACTGGAGTTTGTCTGTCTCAACTTATCTTGCATCAGTTTCTGAGGTGTTGGTTTCAGTTCGCCAACTTTTGAGCGCAACCAATCTCTTGCCTGACGAGTGCGGGCATCGTAACCAGCCTTAGCCAGTTGTTCGTTAATTCTGTCCATTAGATAAGCCATGCTCTATTTATTACCTTTTTTAATCATAAGATTGCCATAATATAATGTTTTTACCAACACAAACTGTTATAAGTAGGCTGTTGGGTTCTTCAGATTAATCCTAATTCTCTCTCAGTAATGATTTGAAACTTCCAGCCATGAGTGTGGCAGAACTCATCAGCCGCTTTCCATTTCATTTGATTCACAGCGTAAGTGGCCACTTCCTGTAAGAACTTCTTAGTTGTTCTTTTCTTTTGCACTGGTTTCTGTGTCTGAGCAAAAGGTTTCACTTCAATCATGTGTGTCATAACAGTACCATCTTTTCGTTGTACTTTAATGATAAAGTCAGGAAAGTATCTATGCATTCTATCATCGACAGGTGAGTAATACGGCACAGACATTTCCTCAGATGACCACCAGATTACTGCTGGATTGTCATCAAAGTATTTCATGCAACGCAATTCCCAGGATGAACGAAAAACTATGTTCTCCGCATTCCCGTTGTATTTTGCTGGATTCTTGGGTTTGAACCAGCCTTTGTAACTATTCTTTCCATATGACATATAAATATGTAGTCAACCTATAGGAACAAAATGGCTTTATTCACACTATCCGATATCAAATTTAAGGTACCAAAAGAGGCAAAAAGAAGTTCGTCACTTTTGGCTGGTGGAAAATATGAAAATAATATTTTTCGTTATCCTTTAGACATAGGTAATTATGACAAAGGCCACTATGTTCTAATTCACATCAATGAACAAGTTCATACACAATATAAAAGTGATTTGACTGCTGATGATCCTACGATTATTGCTAACAGAAAACGATTTGTTACTCCAACAGCCAGTGGAAATTTAGGAACAATACAATCGGGTCTAAAAGAAGGTGCCGAAATTGCCAAAAAGAATGGGTATAGTTTCGACATGGATTTGAGTAAATTGGATGCTTTTGGTGAAGTTGTTACGGCAGGTGGCGAAACTGCTGGTCAATTATTGTCTAATGCTGGAAACATCAATGGCGTCAGAACAATTCGTAGAACTACAGACACAATTGCATTGTATATGCCAGACACTTTGGCGTTCACACATCAACAATCATATAGCGATATCGCTTTAGGTGGTGGATTACCAGCGGCTGCTCTTTCTGCTGGTGCATCGGCGGTTCAGACTTTAAGAAGTGGACAATCTGGCGTTGATATGGCCAAGGCATTCGCCAAAAACTTAACACCATATTTGGCTAATGTTGCTTTGAACAAACTTGGACCAACAGGACAATATCTGTTTGCCGCAGGTGCAGGCATGGTTCAGAATCCTATGTTAGAATTGTTGTATTCATCACCAGCATTCAGAACTTTTAGATTAGACTTCGTTCTATATCCACGCTCACAAAAAGAAGCGAAAGAAGTTATGGGTATCATTAACAGATTGAAATTCCATCAAGCACCCGAGATTAGAAAAGAATTTAATGGATTCTTCTTGGTGCCGCCATCAGAATTCGACATTCGTTTTATGTACAACGGTGCCGCCAATCCAAACTTGCCTGAGATTTCAACTTGCGTTTTAGAAAGCATAGACTTAGACTATGCACCAAATGGATTTGCAGCCTACGAAGTGCCGGGACAATCAGCATCAACCACTGGAGGCACAGGAACTCCTGTTGCTATTCGTTTAGGATTACAATTCAAAGAAACAGAAATTATGACAAAAGACAATTTCGCAAGTGGTTACAGTGGCGCACCAACCAACTCCACAACATGGACTCCAGATATGGAAATTGATGGACCTAAACAAGATTGGTATTGATAATGGCAAAATATTTTAATTACTTTCCACAAACATATTATTCGTTTTCGCATGATCCAAATGCGGTCGATATCGTTACCAACTTAACTAACAAATTTTCTTTTGAAGATTCATTCAAAAACAACACATCACTATTCTATGAATATTCGGTAATTGATGGAGAAACTCCTGAAGTGTTGGCTTATAAAGTATATGGTTCTTCAGAAAGACACTGGATCATTCTTGCGATGAATGACATATTCAATCCTCAGATGGATTGGCCAGTTGAGAATCGCTCACTACATGATATCATAGAATACAAATATACAGGTAGTCCATATGCAAATACTGCAAATGGTCAGACAGGACTTGAATGGTCACAGACAAACAATCATTCATACTATAAGTTGGAAACTCAGATTGATAATTCCACAAACCAACAATATAAAAAGACAATTCAAATTGATGCCAACACATATGCAAACTTGGCAACTTCAAGCACACCATACACTTTAGATAATGGAAACACTATCACAGTTAAGATAGAAAAACAATCCAAGACTTATTACGAGTATGAACTTGATGTGAATGAAAGCAAAAGAAAAATTAAAATTTTAAAACCGGAATATGTATCTGCTGTAGAAGAAGAATTCCAAAACATTTTTAAATAATGGCACTATTACAAAGCACACAATTTGAAATTAGAAAACTTACCATAAGTTACAATGATGGTAAAGATGTGATTGACATTCGTGGCATTTTCGAAGAACTTAGTGTGTTCGATAATATGTTGATGCCATGTATGTCAGGTAACATTCTTATTCGTGATGGTATTGGTTTAGCATCACAGATTAATTTTGATGGTAGTGAAACAATAGAAGTTGATATTGTTAAAGATGTTGACAATACCAATTTTATGTTCTTCACACGAAAATTTACAATCTACAAATTAACAGATAGAAAATTGGTAAATCAAAACTCCGAGTTGTATACACTACACTTTGTTTCACCAGAGTTTTTGTTGTCTGAGCAAAAGAGGGTTAAGAACACCTATACAGACACACATTCAAATATCGTTAAGAAAATTCTAACTGATGAACTGAAAGTTGCTGATACTACGCCACACATGGGGAATATTATGCCCACAAAAGGAATACATTCGGTGATGCCTGCGAATAAAAGTCCTCTCGATACAATCACCCATTTGATGAAACGAGCAGTATCTATGGATGGTAAACCAGATTTTGTTTTCTGGCAAGCACCATATGGTTTTAACTTTATGCCACTAGGAATAATTTTATCGCAAGATACGGTACACACAATTAATTTTGGTGTTAAGAACTTGGCTATAGAGTCCACAGACATTTACAATAATGAAGTTCTTGGTGCCCGTGACTATAAGGTATTATCAAACTTCAACTATGCTCACAATATTCAGTCTGGTGTTTATGCTGGCAAGTTTATCGGTTTCGACACATTGACTAGAACAATCAAAACAAATCAGGTATCGTATGATGATGTTTTCACTAAACGAGCAAATGAATATCCTATCAATACCAAAATTAAAAACAAAGAAAATAAATTAGCGACACAGATGTATGATTCTAGGGTAACACTTTATCCTTTCCAATCTACACGAACAGTCAATTCATACTTGAAGAATAATGATGTGAAGTCTGCAAATATTGTCGATGACACAGATAATTATATCCTACAGAGAAAAATGATTTTTGATAATTTGATGCAGAAAAGAATTCGTGTAACTATGCCTGGAAACTTTGGCTTGTATTCCGGTTCTTGTGTGCAGTTAAATATACCACACCGCTACAATATAGATACACAAAGAATGGAACAAGGCGACAAGTCTTTGAGTGGTAAATACATCATTGTTGGTGTTAGACACTTGATTCGTTACGATAAACATGAAACAATTTTGGAAGTTGCCACAGATTCAACAAACTATAAAACATGACAACAGAGAATAATTTTGCAGGCAGAGAAGGACATGTGACCTTCGTTGGTGTAGTAGAAGGTAGAGATGACCCAGCAAAAATGGGTAGATTGCGTATTCGCATTATCGGTTTACACACGGACGATACAAATCTTGTGCCTACCGAAGACCTGCCTTGGGCACAAATAGTTGCTCCTATAAATGGATCCAGAAGTTTCTCTTTACCTAAAGATGGTGAATGGGTTCACGGTTTCTTTCAGGATGGTTACAATTCACAGATGCCTGTTGTTACAGGAATTTATGTTGGTATGCAATCTGAAGAACCTAAAGTTGATGATGGTTCAGTTGCTAAAATTGCTGAGTTGGAAAGTGAACTTGTCACTTTAAATAAAACATTAACACTAATGACTGCCACTGGTGGTCAAAATGCTGTTGCTGTCAGACAAATACAACAACAGAAAGCCAAAATTGCGGCAGTACAAAAGCAAATTGATGATTTAAAAAATGTTGTTGATAGCAAACCACAAAAAGGATTTCGTGATAGAAGAAGCCAGAGACAAGTTGCCGCATCACCAAATCCACCAAGTGGAGTTGTAACTGAAAGATACAATGAACCTGTTTTGCCTGCACTGTCTAGAGGTGTTATAACAAAAACTGGCATCGAAGTATCCAATGCAAACAGAGAGCATGTGTGTGATTTTGCGATGTATGTTAGAAACACTATGTCTGCTGCCAAAGTTGGTACAGGACAAATTGCTATGGCGATTCGCAAAACAATACAGGCAGTCATTAAAGCACTTGGTACATCCGGTGGAAGTTCTGCTATTGCGGCACAGATTAGGTCTTTTGCCAGATTGCTGAAACGAGCCACTGCAATGTTGGAAGAAATAAATGCATATGTTGATGTGATTGTGGTATATGTTCAAAAGATTAATGCTTTGATTCAGTATATCTTGAGTTTGCCAGAAAAACTACTGGCTATGTTCAAAGAATGTTTAGCACAAGCATATACAGAATTGCAGGAAGGTATAAGATTGATTGTCGCAGATTTTACTGGTGGCGGAACATCCACAATTTCTGAAATATCTGATGCTGTCAAAGATGTTACCACAGCAACAAAAGAACTGGCAACACAGGCTGCAAAATTATATGCCGCACCTGCAACTATAGTTGGTGCAACCTTGAATCCAACAACTCCGTTGACAGATGCTGAAGCCAAAAATTTGTTGACACAATTATTTCCAAATTCACAAGAATATGATTCTAATTCATACGGTAATGGAGCACTCGCATAATGGCAACCGATCCTAGTACATATTCATGGACAGAACCTGAATCTGCCTTTGCTTCCAAATATCCATTCAATAGTGTGACTGAGACTGAATCTGGTCACTTTCAGGAATGGGATGATACACCTGGTGCCGAAAGAATTCGCACACAGCATAGAACAGGAACTTTCACCGAAATACAACCTGACGGAACTCGTGTGGATAAGATTGTCGGAGACAATTATGAGATTACTGCAAAAAATAATTATGTTAAGATTAAAGGTTTTTGTTCTATAACTATCGAAGGTGATAGTGTTGTGAATGTGAAAGGCGATAAAGTTGAACGAATCGAAGGAAATTATTATCAGGAAGTTTTTGGCAATTTCGAACAAGTTGTGAGAAAGAAGATTTCACAAACTTCTGGCGACAATATCAGCGTAAATGCTGGTGGAGGCACGATGAGAATCGTAGCGAAAGATGAAGTTGATATCTTGTCTGATTTGGAAGTTGATGGAGATATCTCAGGCGAATCTGTGTTCTCTCGTGGCGCAGTAACAGCGGGAACAGGAATTCATGCAGGTATTCCTGGCTCATCAAATCCTGTGGCTGGTATTTCAACACTAGGTGGTGTCTCTGCTGGATTTCCAGCCGCTGGTGCGCCCGGTGTCATTAATGCTACGGTTAGTGTGAATGCTCCTTTGATTAGCGGTATCATCACCAAAGATGTTAGAGGCACAATGGAAGCAATGCGAATGTCATACAATACGCACACCCATCCTACACCAAAAGGTCCATCTGGACCACCACGACCATTGATGTGATAAATATGAAAATGTTTACGGAGTTATTATGAGTGTTTTTGGAAGATTGGGATTTAATTTTGATACTGATGCATTTGGAGATGCACAGTATTTGACCTCTGGTGCATTGAAAACTTTGAATGCGGCACCAGTGGCTATCGCTGATTGGCAGTTGGATGCTCTTTCGGCAGGTGCGGTTGATAAAACGGATTATGTTAAAAATCCTCATGTTACATTGTGTTCCACTTTAACATCGAATGTTACTGCGATAAGAGCAATTACAACAAACGATCCTGCGAATACATTTCCTCTGATACTGAATGCGACTTATGTTCAGGCAATTTCTGATGCGGCAAATAATTATATCATTGAACTTGCGGCATTTAAGTCACATACAGATAATATCTCCGGTTTAGGTGTTGAATCTGCTAATGCGGCGTCTATACCAGATTATGATTTGGCAGTCTCTATCGGACAGCAAGTATTGAGAATAACGAATGTGAGTGATGGTGTATCCAACAGTACACCTATGCTAGGCTCTTTCACAAGTTTGTTCATAGGTGACGAATTAGCGGCAAACAATACCACAATCAATCAAGATTATGTGACAATCAGTTCTCTGGTTAGACCTAATAATATGTGCTATTTGACCCAAGCACAGGCAATTTCGATTGCGGATCACATCAATACCGCAAACAGTTTGATTTACAATAGAAGAACACACGACTGGAATTTTTACGCAAAGTCTGTAGAATTGGTGAACGATTATCTCGTTCTGGATAGATTTACCAATCTAGGAAATACACAAACTTATCTCGTAAATAATTACATTGGAACCGAAACTCTGGTAAATAATCTGGCAAATACTTAATAAATAACAGATGGCAACAATTCAAGCAAACACAGTCCGTCAATATAAAGACCTAGATTTGAGGTTCACAGCGCATCCTGTAAGAAAGGATGTAACAAAGCATGTGGACGAAATGGCTGTTATCAATTCTCTCAAGAATTTGATTCTCACGAATCATTATGAGAGACCTTTTCAGCCTGAAATTGGATCAAACATTCAAAGATTGTTGTTCGAAAATATGGACAACATTACTGCATCGGCAATTCAGCGTGAGATTTTTCAGACAATCAACAATTATGAGCCTAGAGTGGTGGTTGAGTCCATACAAGTTTCACCAGACTTCGATAATAATTCTTACAATATTGGTATGCAGTTCTACATTGTGAATCGTACCGAACCAATATCAATACAATTTTTCTTAAAAAGAACTAGATAAAAATGGCAGACCGCTTAAACGTAACCGCACTTGATTTTGATACAATCAAAACCAATTTAAAAACATTCCTAAAGTCACAATCTGAATTTCAAGATTATGACTTTGATGGTTCTGGACTTAATGTTTTGATGGACATTCTTGCGTACAATACTCATTACAACGCATATTATCTAAACATGATTGCCAATGAATCTTTCATGGATTCTGCCGTTCTACGCAACTCTGTTGTTTCACATGCGAAACGAATTGGATACACACCACGTTCTACAACTGCGCCTAGAGCAATCGTTAATGTTGTAGTTGATACAGGAACAGGTGGTTCTGGTTCATTGACAATTCCAAAAAACTTCGTATTCATATCAAATCAGATTGATGGTAAAGCATACAATTTTATCACATTAGAATCCAAAACAGTAGCAAAGAGTGGCAATACTTTCACATTCACTTCGTTGCCCATCTATGAAGGCGACTATGTGACATATAGTTACACACATAACGAATCATCGAATCCAAAACAAATTTTTACCATTCCTGATGAGAATGTGGACACAAGCACATTAGCAGTATCGGTTCGTCCTTCGGCATCAAATACTAACACCACAGTTTATGAATTATCAACAAATAAACTGGAATTGATTTCGACAAGCGAAGTGTACTTTTTGCAGGAAGGTCAGAACGGTCAGTATGAAATTTATTTTGGTGATAATGTTCTCGGTAAAAAATTAAACAATGGCGCTGTTGTTACAATGGAATATTTGGTATCATCTGGTCCAGATTCCAATAAAGCAAATAATTTCATTTCTTCAACCAGCATTGGTGGTTTCAGTAATGTTGATGTTGTTTCTTTGAGTGGCGCATCAGGTGGAACAGTTCGTGAAACCGTGGATCAAATTAAATTTGCCGCACCACTTTCTCTGTTGGCACAGAATCGTGCGGTAACAAAGAACGACTATATTCGTCTAATTCAACAAAAGTATCCTGCATTTGAAGCAGTAAACGTTTGGGGTGGGGAAGAGAATAATCCTCCTGTTTATGGTAAAGTTTTTGTTGCGGCTAAACCTAAGTTGGGTTTCGAAGTTACACAGACTGAAAAGGAATATGTTAAACAAAACATCTTGAAGCCAATCAGCATTCTAACTGTCACTCCAGAAATCGTTGATGTTGATTACAACTACTTGTCGGTCGAGACAACCGTATTTTACAATAAAGCAAAAACAACATTAAGTGATTCTGTTATCAAAGAAAATATAAGAACATTGATTAGAGATTACTGTGAAACAAACTTGAACAAATTTAATAGTTACTTTAACTATTCTGGTTTGGAACAAACAATTTATAATTATGATAAATCAATTATTTCTGATGATGTTGAATTGTATGTTGCTAAAAAATTCAGACCAGTATTAACTAATAGTGATTCATATACTTTGAATTTCGGTTTTCCATTGAGCCGAGGTACCACAAACGACAATTTCTATTCATCACCAGACTTTACAATGGTTGATGAGAATGGTATTTCTAGACAATGTTTCTTTGAAGAAATTCCATCATCATTCACAGGTCTAGAATCTATTACTGTTACAAACACAGGCTATGGATATACAACTACACCAACTATCGAAATCGTTGGTGATGGACAGGGTGCCACTGCTGTTGCAGTTATCGTCAATGGTAAATTGTCAAGAGTTGATGTTACAAGTCCTGGAATCGGATACACATCAGCCGCAGTTCGTATCATCGGCGGTGGTGGTGTTCTAGCCGAAGCAACTGCTGTTCTCGAAGGTAGATTCGGTCAACTAAGAATCGCATACTATAAAACGGATGAGATAAGTAGCCAGAGTACAAAAGTTATTATCAATCAATCCAAAAACAACGGTGTCGCAGGAACGATAGATTATGTTTTGGGTAAGATAACAATAACAGAATTTGCTCCCATTGCCATTAATAATGATTTCGGAGATATTCTTTTACATTTCAGACCTGCATCCAATATTATCCAATCCAAATTGAACAACATGTTGGTTTTGGATGCTGACGATCCAACATCAATTATTGTTAAGACGGTACAAGTTTAATGCAAGAAGTTCTAACATCTAAACTGGTAAGAAATCAATTACCTGGTTTTGTTCGTGACGATTATCCAATATTCGTCACATTTTTGGAAAAATACTATGAGTGGCTGGAAACAAACAATCAAGTTTCCTATGAGTTGGATGCACTTCAAAAATCCATAGACATTGATACTGCCGATGATTACTACATTGAGCAAATCAGAAAAGATTTAACACCATATTTTCCAACAGAGATTGCTGGCGACAAACCACTATTTCTGAAACTGATTCACGAATTCTACAAAACTAGTGGTACACAAGATTCTGTAAAGTTCCTCTTCAAGGCATTATATAATGAAGATATTGACATTTACTATCCTAAGGAAGATGTTCTAAAAACATCGGATGGTAAATGGGTTCTACCACTCGCTTTGAGAATTGATACGGACGATGAAAACATTTATAATATTGAAAAATGTGTATTGACTGGTCAAACATCAAAATCTACAGCCCTAGTTGAAAAAGTTATTCGCTCAGTGGATAGACAGTTGGGTATTGTCTATATTGAAGTTTATGTATCCAATGTCCAGAGATTGTTTGAAACAGGTGAAACTGTTTCTGCAACATACAATAATGGTGTAACTGATATTACCGTTTCTGGTCGTTTGATTGGTGCATTATCTGAAATCAAAATTGATCCACAAAATAGAGGACTATATTACAATGAATATGATCCGACAACTGGTTATCTTGGTGATCCTGTAACTATTGTTGGTGGTTTAAATCCTAGTTCTAATACACCAATTGGCGCTATTGCATATGTTGGTGAAACTACAAAAGGTGGTGTAACTGATGTTGTGGTTATGAATGGTGGGTTTGGTTTTAGAAGTCCAACAGAATTTGCAAATTCATCTATTTTTCGCTTTATCGGTGGCTTTGATAATGCTCCACTTGGAACTGAAGCCACTGCAAAAATTGATTTGTTGGACAAAACAAATTATCGTGTAGTAAATGTTTCCAGCACATTGATTGAATCTATATTTGATGATATGATTGATTCAATGAATGCTAATACCATTTTACAGATTACCGATACACAATCATTAAATTTGTATTCGATAGCATCAGTATCTTTGTTGGGTCAAGGTGGTGGATATAGAACTAAACCCACAACAGATGTTTATAGTCTTTATCTGGAAGATGAACAAGATGTACTTGTTTTGACTTCCGCTAATATTTTAAAAGACACAGATTATATAACAAGTTCTTCACAAGATTTGACACTCTCATTTGAAGTTGGTGACTTGGCTAGAATTTCTTTAAGAAATAGATTTGAAGCAACTCGTGTTGTTACGGAAGTAACATCAAGTCGTGTTACATTTAACCAATCTTTCTCAAATGATATCACTGGCATTTCTTTATATAAAGTCATGCGCCGAGATTTAAAAAAATTGGGTTCTTTGGGTAGAATAGCGATTGATAATCCTGGCGACAATTATGCTGTAGGTGAATATTTGGTATTCACTGGTGGAAGTGGATATGGTGCTAATGCAAAAATTACGGAAGTTCATGCGAACAACGGTATCAAAAAAGTGGAGTTTCAAGACACTGGTGACTATGTTATTGGAGGAGAGGCTTATACCACAGATTCTTTACCAACAATTACCATAAACACAGTTTCTGGTGCTAATGCAGTATTGCACATTAGAGAGATTAATGGTGATGGCGAATCATTCGATTTGTCCACATCTAGAGTCGGTTCAATATCGAAACTTAGGGTTTATAGTTATGGCTACGATTACACGGACGCTCCTATCATCTCTTTAAGAAACGCAGACTTGACTGTTTCTAATGTGACTTCCGGACAATTGTTCGTTTCTAATACTACTGTCTATCAGGGCACATCAAACACAAATACGACCTTTAGTGCAAAGGTGGACTCATTTGTACCTTCAACAGGATTTTTGAGATTGTTTGATTACAAAGGAACATTAGATAAAACAAAACTCCTAATCTCTGATGATGGAGTGACTTCGGCTAATGTTGTGACTGAATTGTATTATGGTGATGGAAGAGCGAAAGCGAATGCCAAATTTGAGAATGGTCTAATTCGTTATCCTGGACTATACTTGAATACTGATGGTCAGATTAGTGCTGACAAGAAATTACAGGACGGAAGTAAATATCACAATTTCTCATATATTATCAAAACGACCACAGATTATTCTAGATTCAAAAAGCCTCTGGAAGATATCGTACATCCAATTGGAACAAAAACTTTTGTTGTTCGTATTGATGATATTACCGAAAATGTGTCTTATCGTGATGACTTAGTTTTATTGTCATTTGATACTATGGAAGACACTTTCAATATTGCAACTGGACCAAGCAGAATCATATCAACAAATGTTTCGGCTGATTTGGCGAATACAGTTAATATTGGCGATACAATTATATTGAGTGGCGTAACTAGACAGATATCGAATACTGTAAATGTTGTTTCTGGTTCAAACATTATTTTTGGACATGCCAACAGCGTCAACTTCATAAATGACCTACAGCAAGGAGATGTTATCCATATTTCCACAGGAAATACAGTTAGCGTGACCGAAGTCATAAACTCAAATTTTGCGTATGTCAGTTCGAATATTAATGTGACTTCCACATCCGCAACTATAAATGTTGTTTTTGATGAGGCTATCATCGCAAATACTGTAACTTCGAATACCATAACAACAAGACTTGTTGTTAGAGGTACTGGTTCATATTTGTCGGCAAACATTGGAAAAATTAGATAAATACAAACATGGCTGCTATACTAACGAAAAACCTAAAAATTTTAATGGCAAAACAAATCTACAACTTGTTAGATTTGGGAGCAAATTCATATTTGCCGGAAGCAAGAAAATCATACATCTATGCTTTTATGGGCAGAAATATTGCATGGAATTCTGGTACTGAAATTGTACCTTTTCCTATAGATAATGATGCGATTGTGAGTGAGTATTTCCGAAGAGGAACATTCGCAAAACAAGTTTCATTGGAAAACTCATCTTTGGTTGTAGATAGAATTAATTGGGCGGCAAACACGGTATATAATACATATGAATCGCCTTCAAATTTTTATGTCCTGAATACCAGAGACCAAGTATTCAAATGTTTGTCGAATGTTGCCACAGGAACTGCGTCCACGAATGAACCAGAATTGACACTTTCGACAACCTCCCTTGAAGAGCCATATGTTGAAACATCCGATGGATACAAGTGGAAATATATGTACACATTAACATCCGCTCAAAAGCAGAAATTTTTGAGTAATGATTGGATGCCAGTGACATACAATAAATTTGTTAGGGCCGCTGCCGTGGGTGGTTCAATTGATATCGTGAACATTATCAATTCTGGTAATAATTATATTGATGGAACCACACAAGAAATTATTTCGATATCTGGCGATGGCTCTGGAGCAGTTCTAAAAGCAAACGTTTCTGGCGGACAAATACACGATATTGTAATTCAGAATAGAGGTCAAAACTACACCTATGCTGATTTAACTATAACTGATGTTGCTGGTGGTGTTGGAACTGGAGCGAATGTAACAGTTTCTATTTCGCCTAGCGAAGGTCATGGATACGATCCTGTATATGAATTGGGTGCAACAACTATCATGTTCAACGTTGAGTTTGATAGGGATGAGGGTGGCAGTCTACCAACAGATAACGAATTCCGCGAAGTGATTTTACTCCAGAATCCTAAAGATTCGGCAACAGGTGCCAGTGCGAATGGCGCAAGTTACACGCTTTACACCAGAGTGAAAGTTTCTCCCGGTGTGGGCGATTTTAATAATGATGAGATTGTATATCAGGGAGCAACATACGAAGAAAGAACTTTTAGTGCTGAAGTTATTTCGTTTGATGAAGTTCAGAATCTTTTGTATTTGAATAATGTTCGTGGAACAATTCAATCTAATCAAGCAATTAAAGGATACAACACAGGTTCTATTCGTGTTGTTAATTCACTTACCAGTCCAACATTAGATTTGTACTCTGGAAAAATCTTATACATATCTGATAATTTACCAATAACAAGAGATCCATCTCAAACGGAAAGACTCCGTTTCATCTTGAGTTTTTAACGAGAAATAAATGACAACTCTATTCAATTACGATCCATACTACGATGACTTTGATGAAGATAAAAACTTCATGCGTGTTTTGTTCCGTCCAGGATATTCAGTCCAAGCACGTGAATTAACACAGTTGCAAACAATTTTGTCGAATCAGATTGAAAAATTTGGCAATCATATTTTTAAAAGCGGTAGCCCTATCGTGGGCGGTAAGATTTCTTTAGATAGAAAAGCAAACTATATTGTACTGGAAAGTCAATATAATAATAATGATATTGTAGTTTCCGATTTTCTAGGAAAGATAATTCAATCATACAATTCTACAAAGAATGTTCGTGCTAAAGTTATTGCTGTTGATACTACTACAGCGAATCCAGTTTTGGTTGTAAAATATTTGAGTGGTGAAGTTTTTGCTGAATCTGATGAAATTAAAATCAGAGGTCAAAATATTTTTGCACAATTGAAAGCCACTGATGCTGTTGGTGGTTCTTTCGTTGCAAGTCTTCAAGAGGGTGTGTATTACTTCAAAGGACAATTTGTAAAAGTTGTTCCACAGTTTTTAGTTGTTGAATTGTTCTATCGTGTGGGTTATGGTTCATCAACCGTTCACACCAAGCCTTCTTACAAAATTGGTATCGAATTCACAGAACAAATACTTGACGAAATTGACGATACATCATTACTTGATCCTGCACAAGATGCATTTAACTATCAAGCGCCTGGCGCAAATCGTTTCCAAATTCAGACTACTCTTTCTAAAAGAGCATTAGATTCTACAGATACTTCATCATTCTTTGAAATTATTCGTATCGTTGATGATGTGAAAACAAAAGAAATTGATTATGCTATCTACAGCGAAATTGAAAAGACTTTGGCCCGCCGCACATATGATGAATCTGGTAATTACACAATTGATCCTTTCGTAATTTCACTGGAAGAAGGTGATTCTGCAAACGGCAAATTCAATGTTGTTTTGGATCCAGGTAAAGCATATGTTGGTGGATATGAGTTTGAAACCATTGCTCCAACCACTATTGAAGTTGATAGAGCAAGAGAAGTATCTAATGTTTCGGATTATGATTTGCCAACAAACTATGAGAGTTCCGTTGTTTTGGATTCCGTTCGTGGTACTTTGGATATCACAACTTTCCCTTCACTAGACATTCATTGTGTTCCACATGCAAGTATTAACTTGTCTAGTTCAACAACATATAACGCAACAAAGATTGGTACTATTCGTACCGACATGATTCGTTATAACGATTCGACTGATAATACAGATGGAACAACACATTCATTCACAGTCAACACATTCGATGCAAATACATCACCAGTAACAGGCACTGTTCCAACTGGTTCAACAACAACCGTTATCAAGTTGCCTGCTGGATTCCCGAATAGCATTGGCGCAAATGCATTCGCCAACATGTATTTCCGAATCACATCCGGTTCATTATCAAGTGATACACCTAGACTGATTACATCATCCGATGCTACTGCAAACACTATTACTCTATCGACAGCACTTTCAATGATTCCGAGTGTATCGAATGGCAACTCTTTCTCAATCGAATCTGATTTCCGTAATGCAGAATCTCTTGTTTCTAGCGATGGAACATTCATTGCTTTTGGTGGTAATATCAATTCTGATTCCAGAGAAACACCTACAGGTTTTGCATACATTAATGAACCTAAGCGTTCAAGTTTAGTGTTCAATACACCATACGAAGCAATTAAAGGTTCTTCAATCAGTAATATGGATTTGTATGCTAGAAAGCCATATTACAACAGAACCACAAATCCATCTGGAACAATCACAATCAACGCTGGTGGTACAGATACATTTGCATTCGCTGGTACTCCTGGAGTTATTTCCGACTCACAAATTTTGAACAACATTATCTGTTTTGTTCGCAGTGGTACATCTAGCAATACACAATATGGTATTGCAGCCAACACAGTTTTGAGTTTGGCTAACAACAACTTTACTGTTACCGCAGTATCATCAACACAGTTTACGGTTAACTTGGTTGTTCCAAACGTTAATGTTGACTTCTTGATTACCACAAAAGTTAATAACGCTGAGAACGGTTCTACAGGTTCTACTCGTGGTAAACAATTAATTCCTCTAACATCTGGTGCAAACTTACACGCTAAGGTGCCATTTGAAATGGGTGGCGCAAACACACTAGAAGCAGCCAATACAACTGGCGCAGTCACTACATTCAGCGGCGGTTCAATCTTCACAAGTGTTGGTGCAACAAACTTTGACGGTGCATCAATTCTAACTGATTTGAGAACACCAGGTAAACCAGTAAGTTTACAAGTTCCTGATGTTTATGAGATTGTTGGAATCTATGATTCTAAAAACTCAACATCGAATGTGACTACCGCTATGCTAACTACAGCATATGATATCACAGACAACTACGAATTCGATAACGGTTGCCGTAAGACACATTATGACCATGCAACAATCAAATTGAAGCGTGGCTATTCTGCTCCAACAGGTCGTGTATTTGTACAATACAAATATCTAAGTCATATTTCTGCCCCAGCAGGTAGCGGTGATGGTTTATTCACAGTTGATTCATATTTACAAACTGGTTCAAACTTCACATATGCCGAAATTTCTAATTTTGTTAATGCGGAAGAAGGAACTATAAACTCATTGCGTGGTTCGTTCGACTTTAGACCAACACGTGCTATCGGTGGTTCAACACTATCTGGTGCTTTGAATCCAGAACCACTTGAACAGATTACTATGGATTATGATTACTACTTGTCACGAATTGACCAAGTGGTTGTAAAGTCATCTAAAGAATTTGCTATAATTAAGGGTAAGTCTGCAATATCTCCTCTTGCTCCTCCAGTCAAGCAAGAAGACATGCTGATTTACACACTATCAATTCCAGCATATACAGAATCTATTAAAGATGTTCGTGCTGATTTCAAGAATCATCGCCGTTATACAATGGAAGATATCCAGGCATTTGATGATAGAATCAGAGGTCTGGAGTATTATGTTTCTTTGAGCACACTAGAAAAAGATGCCGCTTCTACAAAAGTTTTGGACAACAATGGTCTTGAGCGTAGTAAGTATGGTATTCTTGTTGACAACTTCACTTCAACAACAAATCAAGCGACAGTAAATGATGTTGGAAATGATAATCGCAACTTGATTGATTCTGGTAGACTATATCCAGCATCGTTGATGAAAACTGTTGGCTTGAAGGCAAACACAACATCATCATCTGGTTCAGCGACAATCGTTGGTACTGGAACTAAAAAAGCGATGATGGTTTCATATACACAATCAACATTTGCATCACAGCCATACGCAACAAAATCTTTACCGATTGCTAACGCATTGTTTGCAGGTTTCAAAGGCACAACAAAACTATTCCCAGAATTTACTGGAGATGTTGACAGTAGCGTTACTGCTAAAGTCACATTGAATTCTACAGAGGGATTTGAAAACGCATTCAACTTTATCAATAGTGCGTTTAAATATGTTTCCGATAAGAATCAAAATTGGGCTGATGATAAAAATAGTCCTTTCGCTAAAATTGCTGACAGTAAGTGGTACAAAACACTCCGTCAGACCGACAAAAATTCTGCTAAAGTGAATCATTTTGGTGGAAGAACTTATGGTATGGTGGCACCAATTAATGATAACACATACTTGTCCGCCGGTGCTGAATTGCAACAAAAACAAATTTCAACATCAACATCACAAGTTGATGTAGGTTCATTTGTTACAGATTTGGCAATTCAACCATACATGAAGTCTAAGCAAGTATTGTTTGCTTCACAGGGTTTGCGTCCATCGACAGTCATGTATTCTTTCTTCGATGACACAAATGTAAACAAGTATGTTGTTGTTCCTAACAGAGTTACATTAAATACCAATACAACTTTGGTGACTGGTGAATCTGTTTTGATTGCAAATACGATTGCTGATTTGGCAGCAAACTTGACAAGTTTGATTACTGGTGGTACATCATATTCACCAGCATTCGTTGTTGTCAGCGAAGTTGGTTCAGCAAATGTTTCCCTAATTAACGAAACAGGTAAATCACTATCAGGTAAATATGTTTATGGTCTAGATAGCGGTAAGTATTTCACAGTATCTGGTGTGGTTGAACATCGTTCAGGTCTGGGTAATATTTCTGGTTCAACAATCATTTTGGATCACGATGCATCGACAACTAATGATTATTACAACGGAAATACAATTTCTATCATTCGTTCATCGACAAATCTAGAAGGTATTGGTGAGCAATATACAATCACCGATTATGTTGGTTCCACAAAAACAGCAACACTATCTGGTACACCAGTCACAACTGGTATCGTGACATATAGTATTGGTACAAATAAAACTAATAAACTTGGACAAGTTGGTGGCGCATTCTACATTCCTAAGGCAACATATCGTTCAGGTCAAAGAACTTTCCGTGTAACAGAATCTTTCAATAACACATATGATGCTGATGCCATTTCATATGCAGATAAAGTTTATGTTTCATCTGGTATCTCTGTAAATAAAACAAATCTTGTTGATACAGTTTTGAATGTTGATGTTGATTACAAAATTGTTGGTACACAAACTTCAGACAGACTTGTTAACTCAAGACAAGTTGGAAGTGAAGTATTGTTTACATGGACAGTTGATCCATTAGCACAAACATTCTATGTTGATCCACAAGTTTATCCATATGGTATGTTCTTGTCTAGTGCGGACATTTTCTTCCGTGCGAAAGATGATGATAATGTTCCCGTGACAGTTCAGATTCGTCCTACTGTTAACGGCGCACCATCATCAGATTACTGGTATCCAGAATCTGTTGTGACTAAGTATCCTTCAGAAATTAATATTTCCGAATCTCCTAATATCACAGATTCTTCAACCTATACAAGATTCACTTTTGATTTCCCTGTTTATTTGAAGCCAGGTCTTTATGCTATTGTTGTATTGACTGATTCTCCAGAATATACAGTATGGGAAGCGGAAAAAGGTGGAACAACAACAAACAATGAATTCGTTGCAAATCAGCCATATCTCGGAACACTATACAAGTCACAGAATACCATGGAATATGTTCCATTCTTGAACGAAGACTTGATGTTTAAATTGAATCGTTGTGTGTTCTCACAATCAGTAGCGAATTTCTCATTGCAAAGTGAGCAACTAACATCGTCAATCAATGTTGATAAAATCCGTTATTTGGAAAATTCAATTATTCCATCTGATACAATTACAAGATTGTCTCACAGTATTGCTGGAACAACATCACTTGGTGCAAAAGAAGCAACATTCCGTGCAATATCTCCTCATCAGATTTATTCATATGGTGAAGATGATTTGTATCAAGTTGGTTATCGTAGAAAGAAACTTGGCAATCAGAATGACTTTACAGTTAATCTGCAAATGTCTACAACAAGTGATGCAGTTTCTCCAATCGTTTCTTTGGAAAGTACATTCTTGAATGTGTGGGAAAATTATGTTGATAATGCAGAGATTAATGCTGAAGACTTCACCATTATTGCTCCTGGCTCAGGCTATAGTAACGCCAATACAATCACAGTTACAAGCGCACTAGGAACTGGTGCTAACGCTAATGTCCGTGTTGATGCTAATGGTAATGTAATCGGTATCTTCGTAACATCTGGCGGTTCTGGTTACTTGGATGATTTTGATATATCATATTATACACATCCTTCAACACCGGCAACAATTGTGTTGAATAGTGAATATGATTCTTCAGGTGGTCCATGTCTAGCCCGTTATATCACTAAGCCAATCAAGTTGGCTGACGGATATGATGCAGGTGACTTGCGTGTATTCTTGGGTGCTAATAAACCAGGATCTTCCGAAGTATCAGTATTCTATAAAGTTTTGGCAGATGGCGACAAAGATAATTTTAATGATAGACCATATCAGAAAATGGTGTGTATCAATTCAACAACTACACCATCTTTGGATGATTCTTTCCGTGAGTATGAATACCGTCCTTCAGCAACACTCAACCAAGTGACATACACATCGAGCAACGGTGTTACATATGACACATTCAAGACTTTTGCTATTAAGATTGTTCTAACCTCGAGTGATCCATCGGTTGTTCCTTCAGTTAAAGATTTGCGTATTATCGCAACACCAGCAGAATGACACAATATCTAAAGGTCGAAGGAACCAACTTCGTTAAAGATACTAAAACGGGTGCCCTGTTGATGACGGGGCGTTCGTCTTTGGTTGAAAATGAGGCGAGAAAAAAATTGGTACAAAGATTAAATGGTAAAAACGATGAGATAAATAACTTGAAATCACAGGTTGATAGTCTATCGTCAGATATGCAAGAAATCAAATCTCTATTAACCCAATTGTTGAAACAGAGTAAAGAATAATGTCGATTAATAATATCACAAGAACAAACACTATTGATGAATGGCGCATTCAAACCAACCAGTCTGCTGGTGAGTTGAATAAACTTGAAACTGGCAATTACACAAAAACTGCTGGCTCATTGAGAATGGAAGGTTCAGCCAACGTTGTAATTGATGCCCAAGGCACATCACTTCAAGTTACTAACACAGCACTATTCAGTACGAACGTTACTGTTGGTAGAGAAATTTCTCTTGGTTCAATCCAGACTGCAACAGGAAATCTTGGTGTTGGTGGAGTAGTTTCCATATATGGTCCGAACACAGCACTATATGTTGCTAATAATGTTGTTTCTAATGGTAGTGTTATAGTAAAAAATAATATTGTTGCTAACAATTTAACAGTAAATTCTAATACTGTTATTGTTGGAACAGCAAACCTTGGCTACTTGGGTGTGGCTAATTCTGGTGTTTTCGGTAAGAATGTTTCTGTAGGAACAACATTATCTGTTACTGGTAATACCACTGTTGGTAACTTGACAACAGCGAACATGGTTTATGCTGGCACATTGAGAACTGAGGGTAGAACTGATATTGGTGGTATTCTCCATGTTGTTGATAATGGTACCTTCGATAACGATTTATCTGTTGCTGGTGATTTGAGTGTTGATGGTAATTTCACACTAACTGGCGATATCGTTTACGACACAGACATTCTTGTTTTGAGCGCGGCAACTCCTGTTACAGCAGGCTATGCTTATATCGGTATCAATCGTGGTAATACTACAACAACACTAGGTACTGTAAATGCCAACGCATATATTCGTTGGACAGAAACAGATAAGATTTGGCAGATTCGTGATGTTGATAATCCAGATTCAACAAACGCATTCTCAAGAATTTTGACTGCAAACTTGACAACCACAAGTTTAACATCAACATCAAACACAACATTCCCATCAACTTGGGTGACCAAAAACTATGCAGACAACAGCACCATTGGTCCATATCTAAAAGCAAACGCCGCTTTTGCCGTTGCTAATGCCGCATCAAACACATTTGTTGGAACAGATGGTTCAACAGCAATTTCATCAAATGGTGCAATATCATTCAGTAGTGGTAATGGTCTAGTAATCAAAGGAAGTGCAAACACAATTACTGTTAACACTTCACAAGATTTAAGAACAACAGCATCACCAACTTTTGCTGGATTAACATTAACTGCACCTTTAGCGATTACTGAAGGTGGTACAGGTGCTCAGTCTGCTGGCGGTGCTCTGACAGCATTGTTGCCATCAGGTACTACAGCAGGTTATGTTTTAACTACAGGTGGTCCAGGTAACTTCTATTGGGCAGCAGGTGGTGGTGGATCAGGTGGTAGTGCTATTCCTGGCACAACAATCAACACATCTCGTTTGACATACACAGCGAGTGCTGGTCAAAACACATTCTCTGCACCAGTATTTACTGCTGGTTCAGGTCAATTAAAGTTGTTCATCAACGGTGTTCGTCAACACTCAGACTTTACAGAAACAACAACAACACTAAGCACAGTTTCATGTACTGGTTCAGCAGGTCAATTTAGTTGTGCATCAACAACATTAGCACTTGGTCAAGCGATTGTTATTACTGGAGCACTTGCAGGAACTGCAACAATCAGCCAGTATTATACAGGCAAAACATACTATGTTATTGCGACAAACGGCACAACAACATTCACATTATCTGAAGCATCTGGCGGACCAGCGATAACAACAACATCTGGTTCAATCACAGGTCTATCATTCACAACTGGTCACAGAGTTGTATTGGATACTGTCACAGCAACAAATGATTTGGTAATGGTTGAAGTGGACGGTTATTCAGTTCGTCCATACTACGCAAATAATATTGCATTTACACCAACCGGCAATATTCCAGCATCTTCGAATACCATTCAGTTGGGTATGGAAAGTCTTGAATCTAGAAAAGCAAACTTGTCTGGTGCCGTATTTACTGGCGGTATTTCAGCAATTGCGCCAACAACAATAGACTCAAGCACAAACATTCCAACAACAGCGTGGGTTAAAGGTTTATTGAATACTACATCATACACATTCGCATCAAGCATATCTGGCACAGCGGCAAATGCTTCTGCATTGAGTAACTTGGTAATTCATACCGGCAGAAACAACGAAGCAAACAAAGTTGTGAGAACTGACGCTAGTGGCTATCTACAAACTGGTTATATCAATTCATCTTCAGGTGATGAGGGTAACAATTCAAATCCAACAAGAGTTTGGGGAACAAACGGTTCAGATAGTTATTTGAGAACATACTTAACAAGTGCATTAAGTGTTAATTATGCGGCCAGCGCAGGAAGTGTTGCTTGGACGAATGTAAGCAGTAGACCAACGGCTGTTTCTCAATTCACAAACGATTCTGGTTATCAAACATCTTACGGATCAGTAGCATATGCAACGAGAGCAGGTCGTTTAGATAGTTCATATGTTTATACATTAGATAATTCAGGATTTTTCTCATCGAAAGAGGCTGTTACTGGAGGTTGGCAACACGACTATTATGGCGGTGGCATAGGTATGCAAGATTCGTCTTGGGTCAGAATATATGGCTCAAAAGGTTTTTATGTTGATAATCAGATTTTAGCCACAAGTAACATCACAGCATACTATTCAGATGAAAGATTGAAGGAAAGATTAGGAAATATTACGGGAGCACTCGATTCTGTAATGAAACTAAACGGCTTCAGATATGTCAATAATGAATTGGCAAAACAGAATGGATACACAAGTGATGAGGTTCAACTCGGTCTAAGTGCCCAAGAAGTTGAAGCACTATATCCAGAAATTGTCACATTAGCGCCATTCGATATGAAACCATTGGAAGATGGAACAATTGTTTCTGAATCTGGTGAAAATTACAAAACTTTAGATTATTCAAAATTGGTTCCTGTTTTGGTTGAAGCGATTAAAGAATTGAAGGCTGAAATTGAAGAGTTAAAAGGACAAATTAAATGACAACGAAGATTAGACCTTCAACTTTAGAAGATACAACAGTTTCTGCTGGTACATATGGTAGTAGTAACACCATTGTTGGTGTGTATACTGTAGATGCTCAGGGTAGAATAACATATGCGGCAAACGCAACAATTCGTTCCGCAACAACTTCACAGACTGGTGTTGTTCAACTAACAGATTCCGTTTCTAGCACAAGCACATCAACAGCGGCTACTCCAAACTCTGTTAAAACAGTAAACGATTCACTCACAACGGAAATAACAGACAGACAGGCAAACGTTGGTGCGGCGGTGATTTCCACAACAAGTGCATATCAAGCGAACGTTGGTGCGGCTGTAATTTCCACAACAAGTGCATATCAAGCGAATACAGGTGCCGCCCTTATTGCTGCCAAATCATATACAACATCACAAGGATATCTAACATCCGTTGGGACAAGTAATATAACAAATGCAGCCGTGACTGCGGCGAAGTTGAGTGGCGCACAGAGTGGATCAGCACCAGTTTTTGGTGTTCGTGCATGGGCGAACTTTGCAGGTGATGGATCAAATGGAGCGTGTGTAGTCAACGCAAGTGGAAACATTTCTGGTGTTGTGAAGAATGGTACTGGCGATTATACAGTATCATTTACGACTGCTATGGATGATGCAAACTATGCGATTAGTGTATTTGCTAGTTCTCTATATTCAAGAACAGTAATTTCATCACAGACTGCTAGTTCTTTTAGATTCTCAATTGCAAATCCTACAGATAATATAAATTCCACCAGTGTTCAAATTATGGTAATACGATAATACAGGTAATTAAACATAAATAAACCATGGCAGCATTTTCCGAATTAGTCATAGAACAAGGCGCAACATTCTCTTCATTGGTCAATGTTGCCGATTCATATGGCTCCGCAATAAATCTCTACGCATATACCGCTAATTCGCAAATGCGTAAATCGTATTATTCTTCAACAGCATATACAATTACATGTAATATCACAGGAAATGCCAACGGAGAAATTACGATTTCCATGCCAGCCGCAAATACTGCCAATCTATCCGCTGGTCGTTATGTGTATGATTTGAAGATTACATCACCATCGAATGTTGTAACCAGAGTTGTTGAAGGAATTGTGACAGTATTGCCATCCGCTACGAGGTAATAAATGGTCACAGCACGAATAACAAATAGAGGTGTTGTGGGTAAAGTCTCGGTAACTGCTCCACCGAGAACCACAATCGCTGACCCAAAATTTAAACCGAAACCAAACGTTGCAATCAGTGAGGTTGTTGGTGTCGATGTTGTCTCCCGCCAAGAGGATGGTGACATTTTGACATTCAATGCAGTCACCGGATTGTGGGAATCCCAACAAATCCAGAACGTTAATGTTAATGTGAAAAACATTAATGGCGGTTTCTTCTAAACTAAATAGATTAATAATAAGATTCCCTAAGGAACATAAATGGCAAATACAGTAATTCAACTAAAATATTCAAGTGCAACCAGCAAACCGCCAACGCTAAACGTTGCCGAACCTGCTTATTCCAGCGTTTCGGGCGTATTGTGGATTGACGATGGTACGGGTGTTGTGCCTATTGGTGGTAAATCGTATACCAGCAAGATTGACAATTCAACACCGACCAATACTGCAAACACATTAGTGTTGCGTGACTTGTCTGGCGATTTTGCGGCTAGAACAATCACAGCAAACTTGGTAGGTAAGTTTGCGAATGCACGAACAATTACATTGTCTGGCGAAGTTGACGGTTCAGTGAGTTTCGATGGTTCACAAGATGTGACAATCACAACCGAACTTGCTAATACCACAGTTTCTGCTGGTGTATATGGTGGTGCCACACAAGTTCCTACATTCACAGTTGATGAAGATGGTCGTTTGACATATGCCGCAAACGTATCTGTTGCCACATCGTTGGCTTTTGCGGCCGATTCTGGTACAGGATCATTGGCTATTCTAACAGAAACATTGACTATCACTGGCGGTGATGGTATCAGTTCAGTTGCAGTCGATGCGAACAACACAGTTATCCTTGATGTTGATAGCACAGTTGTTAAGACTGACCGTGCATCACAAACAATCAACGGTGACATTGCTATTACTGGTAACTTGGTTATCTCTGGTAACACTATCACACAAGATGTGTCCACTGTTGTAACTGAAGACACCTTGCTAAAACTTGGTGCAAATAACATAAGTGATGCAGTTGACATTGGTTTCTATGGTCAATACACAAACGGTGGAACAAAGTATGCTGGTTTGGTGCGTGACGCAACCGACGGTGTGTTCAAGTTGTTTGTTGGCGAAACTACTGATCCAACAGATAACGTTGTTACATATGGTTCAGAAAATCGTGCGACATTGGATGCAGACTTTACCGGTGGTAATGTTTCTTCATTGTTCAGTGCTATTTCTGTAACAGATGGTGGTACAGGATTCCGTACAGCCAATACTGGCGATATCATCTACGGTACTGGCACAAACACTCTTGGTAAGTTGTTGAAGCCTAGCGCCAACTCTTTCTTGAAGATGACTGGTGATGGTGAACCACTATGGGTCGACACAATCGCAGTTGAAGATGGCGGTACAGGTAACACAGCATTCACCGCTAACCATGTTATCATCGGTAACGGAACAGGCGCTTTGACTACTGTTGGTTCTTCTACCGAAGGTCACTTGTTAACAATTAATGCATCAGGAGCACCTACATTCCAACATTTGAATGGTGGATCATTCTAATATAATTTTGAAAGAGAGTTTGTAATGGATGTGAGATTACAAAATGCGTATGTTGAAGTTTTGCTTGATAACTTCGTTTCGGTTATCAAGCAAAACATTATGTTCCAGGCACAACTGGAAGTGATGAATAAAAATGTTAATGAAGCGGATGAAACAAAGCGTAAGATTGCTGAGTTGTCTGCCAGTAACATCGAGTTGCAGAAACTTGTGGATAATTTAACTGGTGAAAACAATACATTGAAAACCAATGTAGACAATTCACAATTACATGTTGCTACTGCTAATAGCATTCGTGAAGAAAAAGCACGATTGCAAGCAGCCGTTAACGATTATATGAAACAAAATAAAACATTGACTACAGATTTGGCGAAGTTTAAGTCTGAGGTTGAAGAGCAAAATAAATATATTGCAAAACTAGAAGAGTTAGTACCACTTAACAAATTGCGTAAATTAAGAAAAGTTGATATTACAGAGTTTGTTGAGAAAGCACCAGAGATTGATAATGTCAAATCTGGAGGAACATTTTAAAAGTAGATGGCAAATACAGTAATTCAAATCAAAGGTTCTGGTGTAACAGGAAATGTACCATCTACATTACAACCAGGTGAACTTGCTATTAACTATGTTGATGGCAAGTTGTTCTATGGTAACCAATTTAACACCACAACACTTTTTGATGTAATTACTGAACCATCAGGTTTAAATGGTGAACTACAATTTAATGACAGTGGTTCATTCGGCGCTACCGCTAATGTAAGATATGATGAATTGAGTGGCGAATTTATCGTCACACATGCGGTAGTTGCTGGTCAAAACTTGGAAGGAACATTCGCTGAAGTTGATGCACTTCAATCAGAAACTTCCAATCTTTCAATACAAAAAGTTAATAGAGCCGGCGATGTGATGACCGGTGATTTGGTACTTACACAAAATGTTCGTGCCAATAAGATAATTGCGAACACAGAATTCTTTGCTGGTATTGCAACAGAATCTGCTACATTACTACCAAATGTAATTGCACAGTTCACAAGTAACTCTACAACATACACTCAAGTTAACCAACAAAATATTAATGAATTTGGTACAGCAGATTTTGTATTAACAGCCGATGTTGGTAATGATACCGATTTCTATGTTGATGTTGGTATTATCAACTCACAGTATGATAATCAATCACCGAACAATGGTTTAGGTACGGCTGCATTTCCACTTGATGGTTACATGTATGTGCAAGGCAGTACAATCAATCAGATTGGTGGTAATCTTATTATTGGTACAACATCTACCAGTGCTCCAACAGAATTGCGTATTATTGTTGGTGGTGTCAACAATGAAAATGTTGTTGCAAGATTCACATCTACAGGATTAAATGTTGTTGGTGAAATTACAAGTCCAACAACAACAAGAATTTACAATCAAGCGAACTCGGCATTCAGTCGAGCAAATACAGCATATGATTATGCACAAGCCGCCTTTGATGCCGCTAATAATTCCACATCAGGAACAAGTGCAGATTATTTTCCAAGAGGAGACTATGGATATTTGACAAGTTCAATGTATGCTCTCACAGGATTTACCGCTGAATTGATTGGAGAAATATATGATATGCGTAATGAACCTATTATTCCAGCAGGTTACGATTTGGATATCGACCTAGGTTACCTCGCATAAATACAGAGAAATTAAGGATTTATAAATGCCAACACAGATTCAATGGAGAAGAGGTAATACAGCACAGACTGCCGCATTTACAGGTGCGTTGGCTGAAATTACTGTTGACACGGATAAGAATACACTTGTTGTTCACGATGGTGTGACAGCAGGTGGTTTCTCACTAGCACTAGAATCAGCACAGCAGGATGCTCTCGCTTACGCTAAAGCAAACGGTGCTTATGATAAAGCGAATACAGCAAATGTTATTGCACAAGGTGCATTTAATAAAGTCAACGTGGCATTTGATGTAGCAAACACAAAGTTCTCTGCATCCGGTGGCACAATTAATGGTGATGTATCAGTTTCTGGTAATGTTATACCAACAACTGATAATAACAAATATCTAGGATCATCACTATATCGTTGGCATACATTGTTCGTTGGTCCAGGTTCTATTGATATTGATGGCATTAAAATTCAGAATACAGCAGGTAAACTTGTTGTTACTGGCGCTACAGACTTCACGGTTCCTGGTGCTCCTGGTACTTCGGCAATTTCAGCACATGCAAATGCCGCTTTTGATACTGCGAACACAGCATTACTTTCTACTGGCGCATTTTCACAAGCGAATGCCGCTTTCGATAAAGCAAACTCTGCATACGACTTAGCAAACAATGTTGCACCACAAGTTCAACCTGCTTTCGATAAAGCAAACGCTGGTTTTGGTCTAGCAACATCCGGTTTTGCTCAAGCAAACTTAGCATATGATAAGGCTAACTCCGCAACAATCTTGGCTCAAGGTGCTTACGATTCTGCCAATAATGTTGCACCACAAGTTCAACCTGCTTATAACAGAGCAAACAACGCATTCGCTCAAGCAAACTTGGCGTTCGATACTGCCAATTCTTCATTCAGTCAAGCAAACTTAGCATTTAATAAAGCGAATAGCGCAAATATTTTAGCGCAAGCCGCTTTTGATGCAGCCAATACAAAATTCTCATCTAGTGGTGGTACAGTTTCTGGTGATATGACAGTCACAGGAAACTTGACTATTGGTGGTTCAACAACAACTCTTAGTGCAATAAATTTATCCGTTGCGGATAATATGTTGTATTTGAACAATGGTGTATTATCAACAATTACAAATGCTGTTGGTAATGGCACAAGTGTAATCTATACAACTTCTTCTACACACAACTATCAAGTTGGCATGTATGTAACTGTTACAGGCATGAATCCAACAGGATATAATACCACAAATACAGCAATTACTGCCGTTACTTCAACCACATTCAACATTGCGAGTTCAGCCACAGGTAGTTTTGTTTCTGGTGGTACAGCGAGAGCCAAAACCAGTTCAAATCCTGATTTAGGTTTCGCTGGTGGTTATAATGATGGTACTTATCATCATGCAGGTTTGTTTAGAGATGCTACAGATGGAACTTGGAAATTCTATTATAATTATGATCCTGAACCAGATGCATCACCATTCATTGATACATCGAATGCATCATTCAGAATCGCAAATGTAACTGCAAACATTATCACTGATGTTATTACATTGCGTGGTTTGGATCCTCTTGCTTATGCAAACACAATCCAAACTAACGCACAAGCAAACGTTGGTGCAGGTCTAATTACTGTCACAAGTGCATATCAAGCAAACGTTGGTGCAGCCAGAATTGCAGACTTGGCAACAAATCAAGCAAACACTGGCGCTGGACTAATTACTGTTACTGGTAAAGTTAATTCTGCTTTTGCTCAGGCTAACTTAGCATTCAACCAAGCGAACTCAGCCGCATTCTCTGCAAACACTAAAGTAAGTAAGAGTGGTGATACAATTGCCGGTACATTGACTGCTGAAGCATTTGTATCTAATACAACATTCTCGGTTGGTGGTACAAGTTATGTTGCAGTTTCTTCTAACACATTTACAACATCATCAACATCACAAGTAGCAATTGATTCGTTCGATAAAACAATTTATAGAAGTGCCAAATATTTTGTTCAACTAACATCCGGTACAAGTTATCATACGATTGAAATTAATGTGATGCATGATGGTACAACTACATACATAGCACAATATGGTGAAATGTTCAGTGGATCATCACTAGGAACATTTGATGCATACATATCAGGTGGCTTTGTCAATCTGTATTTGACAGCCGCCAATAATGTAACAGTTGCCAAATTAGCAAGAACAGCAATCGTAATTTAATAATGTCAGTATCTTTTTCTTCCGGTGTTAGTATTGAAAATGGTGTCAGACTGGTTCAACCACCAGCGATGATTTCCATTAGTTCGCAACCTACAAACAACACCGTGAATTATGGTGCAAATGGAAGATTTGCAGTAACGGCAGCAATCACTCGTGGTGCGCCATTATCATATCAATGGCAGAAACAAGAGAATAGCACTGGCTCGTGGGTTAACATTAGTGGTGCCACCACATCTTCTTATAATGTAGCATCAGCAGTTTATCCTGATGATGACAATGATTCATACCGTGTTGTTTTAACTGGCGGTTTGAATGCGAACACATTAACATCAAATACTGCCACACTATCCGTTACGCCTTCTGTTATTACAATTACTAATCAATCGTCTTTGATTAACACATCGGCGAATGAAACTAATATACTAACATTTAGTGTGAATGCATCAATAACTTTAGGTGCAACATTATCTTATCAATGGCAGAGACAGGATAGCGGTTCTGCAACATGGAACGACGTTATTAACGGATCATTTTCATCATACACTACAGGATTCTTAACGAATGCTGATGATAATGGTGACAGTTATCGTGTTCGTATTTCAGGTACAAAAGGTGCCACTACAGTTTACTCAAATACAGCAACAATAACAGTTAATGTTGTTTCGCAGCCAGATACATTTGCTGTCGAAAATTATTATAACTACTACGGTGCCGCAGATGGCACACAAAGTTACTTCAATTCTGGCGTCACATGGGGTGAATTAACAAGTGATTATGTCTCTTTAATTGCTTACTATGGTGGAACTGATGTTGGTGGAAGAACAGTTATTGAACTTAAAGATGGTACATATGATTCATTCGGTTCATTTACTGTTACAAACGGTGCTATTGATGGAGATGGTCCTGGTGATATGAGAACATTTAATATAATGAACACATATTATGTTTTCCAATATGATGGAACTGATGCATATTTCAGAAATTATAAAAATACAGACACCCTATATTTGCCTGACCAAGTTGGTTATGGTAGAACTGGTATTTGGTATAATACAATGTACCAAGAAACTATTAGTCCTGGCATCAAACCTGATACAGTTACTTTGTCAGGGGGAATGGGTGGTGGTACATACTACGGATTCAACGTAGACTACAACGATTTCCAAATATTCGGTTACACCAATCTACAATATGATTACTTCAAACGAATCGTATATGATGGCACAAACACAGTTATTAAAATGAATCCTGGTCAATATGATTTGGGAGGTTCAAATACTTTCATTGTTCAATCTAACAATGCAATTGGTGGTGATACAACAGGTTCAACACGATACTTCAATATCGGTGGAACAAATAAAACATTCACATACAGTTCATCAACTGGATTATATTCGAAATCTGGTGATGAGTTCGGCTTATATGATGCAGTAGCACAAGGACAAACATTAACTATAGTTTATGATCCTTCTAACCAACCTGCACAAGGCGGTGGCGGCAGTGGCGGCGGCAGTACAGTAACATATGTTGCAGATACTGATTTTGATCCTGGAACAAATGGACCTCCTGGTCTAAGTATTGGTGGGCAGCAAGGTCAATACACCATCACAATTTTCAATTCTGGTTGGACAAATACTACAGCAAGAGATTTGATTCTGTCTAAACCATCTGGAACAGTATTCACAGCCATTATTGGTGGTTATACAAGAACAGTAACAATGACTTCTGGTTGGACAAGTTTCAATGGCGGTGCAGGTTCTTACGCTTCAGTAACAGCGGATGAAATGCTTTACGGTGCAACAACTTCTATTACTGTTCCCGGCGCTGGCGGTTCTTCCGGTGGTGGCGGTGGCACTACTGTCAATTTCACATTGTTCGGAATTTGGACAGATAACGGTATGGTATCATTTAGAGTCTTAGCGACAGAGACGGCAGATGTTGCTTTAATGGATGCAATTCCATCAGGTGCTACCTTAACTATTACTGATAATGCGGCCCCAACGATAACACTAACCTTAAATGGTGGATTCACTAAATCTGGTCCAGCTGGACCACCAGGATATGAGAGATACTACTATGATGCTGTGGTAACGACAAATAACGCTAATTTCCCTGCAGATTATGGTCAGATAACTTCAATATCATATTAATACATAAATAGAACATCAATAGGGGATAGTGAACCTTGGCAAATCAGAATTTCATAGTCAAAAATGGTTTGACTGTCGGTAACACGGCAGTCATTGATTCATCTGGCGCATGGGTAGGACCAAGTAGCGGTCTTACAGGTGCAACAGGTCCTGCTGGTGTTAATGGAGCAACAGGACCAACTGGTCCTACAGGCGCAACAGGTGCAGCCGCAACTTGGACAAGAGTTACAACAACATACAGCGCAAATAGCAATCAGCAAATCATCGCCGATACATCAACTGGCGGTTTCACAATCACACTACCATCAACACCATCAACAGGTAATGTTGTAAAAATTACCGATGGTTATGATTGGTCAGCAAACAATCTCACTATTGGTCGCAATGGTAGCACAATCGAAACTTCTCACGAAGATTTAGTTTTAGATATCAGAGGAATTACAGTAGAATTAATCTATGATGGCGGTACATGGCAAGTTACTGCCACTATCGGTGGTGTTGGTGCAACAGGACCAACCGGTCCTAGTGGTCCTGCCGGACCTGCGGGCGTAAGTGCAGACACATTCAATCCATTTTTATTAATGGGAGCATAATATATGGCAACAACATACAAAGTTTTAGGACAAAGTAATCCTACAGCGAATACATTAACAACACTATACACTGTACCAGTGGGTGCGAATTCAGTTTCAAGCACTATTGCAATTTGTAATATTGATGCAAACGCCGCAACATTTAGAGTAGCAGTTAGACCTTCTGGTGAAGAAATTGCAAATAAACATTATTTGAATTACAACACACCAATACCTGGTAATGATACAATCACAGCAACTATTGGTTTGACATTATCAGCAAACGATGTTGTTTCTGTAAATTCTAGTTCAAGTCTTCTTGCATTTTCTTTATTTGGTAGTGAGATTAGTTAATGGGTTTTCGTACATCAAGTGCTAGACGTTCATCAGCACAAAGTACCGTAGCAAGTTCGATTGTTGTTCTTCCTCCAATCGGAGGTCTTGGACCAACTTTATCTGGCGGCGGTATAACAGCAAACACGGTTGTTCAAACACAAATCGTTCAAGCAGGTCAAACATCGTCACAATCAACAAGTACGCTTTCTAGTGTTAAAGTTACCAATGTGTTCGTAACAGATTCAAACTTTACTACACTTGATGATACAGCACTTGATCCTGCTGGTGGTTACTTAAAAATTGTAGGCACAGGTTTTGCTTCTGGTTGTGCAGTTTATTTGAATGGTTCTTCAGTAACTACTACATTCATTAGTTCAACTGAGTTAAGAGTTACCACTCCAGCAACAGTTGCTGGCACATATAATTTGATGGTATTTAATTCAGATGGTAATGGTGCTATCTACTTGAATCTTGGTGTTTCTAATTTCCCTGCATATACCACATCCGCTGGTTCACTTGGCACAGTATACGAAACAAACGACTACACACAATCCGTTGTTGCTACTGGTGATGCACCACTTGTTTACAGTTTGTATTCTGGCTCATTACCACCAAATGCTACATTGTCATCCAACGGTGTAATCTCTGGAACATCAGATGTAGAAAACGCAAGCAACACATATTCATTTGTTGTCAATGTTAAAGATGCACAAGGTCAAGATAGTACACGTTCATTTAGTTTAACGATTCTATCGGATGTTGTTTCATGGAGTTCACCCGCTAACAATTCCACCATTACATTGGATGGTGGATCACTAATGTCAAATGTCACACTTTCTGCAACATCTGCGACAGGTAAAACAATAACATATACAGCGAACACATTACCAACTGGCGTGACATTAAGTGGTAATACAATATCTGGAACACCAACAACACAAGAAATTCTGTACACTGAGTTGACTGCAACAGCAAACACAACAAATAGAACAGCAAAGCGTTATGTTTCTTGGGTAATCAATTTGGGCGATGTGTATTTCAGTTATGTCTCATTATTATTGAGTGCAAAAACAACAGTACAGGTACCAAGTTTCATTAATGATAATAGCACTAACAAGTTTGAGATTATTCCACTCGGCGATACTCGTGCTAGTAACTTTAATCCATATCAACAAGGATATTACAGTAACTACTTTGATGGTAGTGGTGATTACTTATCATTTACTGGAGCAGGTTCAACATTCAATAATGATAATTCATCCAGCATGACCATTGAATTTTGGGCATGTGCGGCTGCGGCTTTAACTAGTGGTATTGGTTTTTTTGGTTATGGAACATTATCAAATGGTTATTCTTTATTAATTGATGGAAGTCGCTGGGTATTAAAAAGTGCGTCAGGAACAGATAGAAACGTTTTTGTTGTCGGGTTTGATACAAGCAACACACCGATTATCGGAAAATGGCAACATTATGCGATAGTATTTAATACTGGTAATGGTTATTTTTACTTAGATGGTAAATTAATAGGTTCAGGAACATTAGTAACCTCTACACTATCATCTTCAACATTTTCTGTAGGAAATGGATATAGTGCATCATATATTATGAATGGACATATTAGTAATTTCCGTGTCGTTAAAGGTAGCGCATTATACTCAGGAACCAGTGTTGGCGTAAAATACTTTACTTCACCAACAGCACCATTAACTGCGATTGCCAATACACAATTATTGACTTGTCAAGATAATCGTTTTCTTGATAGGTCTACCAATAACTTCACACTTACCAGAAGCGGTGATGTTACTGTAAATCCAGCACATCCATTTGTAGCAAATACAAGTCATTCGACATATGGTAGTGGATACTTTGATGGCACAGGTGACTATCTAAACATTGCATCAACAGGTGCAATTAATATTGGTACCAACGATTTCACACTTGAGGGATGGGTTTATAGAACAGCAACAACATCATATCAAACATTCTTTAGTTTCAATCATTACACAACTGGTATCTTGGTGCGTTGGGAAACCACCGTAATAGGTGTTTACATTGGTTCAACAGCATATTCATTCTCTTTGCCTGACCGTATTCCATTAAATGTTTGGACACATGTTGCAATGGTTAGAACAAACGGTGTGGTTATTATTTACTTTAATGGTGTTGAAGCAACGAGATTCAATTCTACATACAGTCTTTCGATAACATCATCAAATCTTGGTAGGTCAATTCACAATTCAACTGAATTGTGGAACGGTTATATATCGGATGTAAGATTGGTTGCTAATACTGCACTATACACATCAAATACAGCACCACCAACAGCACCACTAACAGCGGTTGCTAATACACAATTGTTGACATTACAAACTGATGGTAGTCATAACAACAGTAATTTCAAAGATGAATCTTGTTTCAATGCATTAATTACTAGAAACGGAAACGTTACTAACGGTGCATTTAGTCCATATGGTGCTAAATGGAGTAATTACTTTGATGGCAGCGGTGACTTCTTGAGTATTCCAACAACAGGAAGTCAGTTAGATGCTACTGGTGATTTCACAACCGAAATGTGGATATATTGGAATTCCATGCCTACAACTGGTTATCAAAATATTTGTGGACAAGGTGCCGCAGGTCAGAATAGTTATGGACTTTATGCCGCCAATGCAGCCGGTAATACATGGTCAGCACCATATAAATTCAAATTGAATATAGCCAACGTAGGTGACTATTTAACAGGAGACACAACACTGGTTGCTGGTCAATGGTATCATTTAGCACACACTAGAACAAGTGGTGTCAACAGATTATTCGTTAATGGTGTTCTTCAATCAGGCACATATACTGATAGCACAAGTCGTGGGTTTGGTGGTAATGCATATACTATTGGAAATAATAGTAATTGTTACATCAGCAATTTTAGATATATCAAAGGCACTTCACTATACACAGCAACATTTACGCCACCAACTGAGCCGTTGTCACCTGTTGCGAATACAAGTTTATTAACATGTCAAGACAATAGATTGATTGATGAATCAATCAACAACCTCACCATTACCAAAAACGGTGATGTGTCAGTTCGTGCATTTGCTCCGTTTGTTGGTGTAACAAGTGTTCCGACAAGTTATAGTGTTTATTTTGATGGTAGTGGAGACCAATTAACTACTTCTTCAATATCATTTACTGGTAATTACACAGTTGAACTTTGGTTCTACGCAACAACTCAGATACAAAATTTTCCCTCTCTATTCGCTGCCGGAACTAATTTATATCTTCAATACGCACACAATGATAATCCGGGACAACGAGTTAGAGTGATAGCCGGTACAACAATATCCCCAACTACAACGGTTACTAATAATGCGTGGCATCATTTTGCAGTTGTGAGAAGTGGTAGTACCGTGACTGTTTATGTTGATGGAACAAATATTGCTACTGCAACAGATTCATCTACAATTGGAGGAACAGTAACAATAGGTGGTCAATCTGCTACGGCTGGAACTTTAGCTTTTGCAGGTTATATTTCTAATGTTAGAGCAGTAAACGGAACAGCAGTATACACCTCAAATTTTACACCAAGCACAACACCATTAACTGCAATTGCAAACACATCTTTGTTAACTTGCCAATCATCAACAATAATTGATAACAGCACAAACTATTTCACATTAACTGCTGTTGGTGATACTAAACCAAGAGTGTTCAATCCATTTGGTCAAACAAATACAACAAAAGTCCCATATTATCCCACAACTTTTGGTGGTTCTATGTACTTCGATGGTTCAGGTGATTATTTGGTTTGTCCCGCATCTGCTGGTATCGCAGGTACAGGTTACAGTTGGACCATTCAAGGTTGGTTCTATCAAACATCAGTTGGTGCATTCACTAAAGTTATTTTGGATGGATGGAATGGTGGCACAACACAATTCTTATTGAGAAATAACTCAAACTATTTAGAGTTCTATCTCACTGGTGGGGTAGCCATTTCAACTGGTGCAAACGCAATCGTAGCAAATCAATGGTATCATTTCGCCATAGTTAAAGATGTTGACAATAGCAATACTGTAACAATGTATTTGAATGGTATCAAACAAGGAACATCATTAGCAAACTATACAACATCTGTGTCTAGTGGAACATTTGGTATCGGTGGAGCATCTAACGGAGGAAGTGAAGTATTCCCTGGTTATATCTCTGATGTTCAAATAATTAAGGGCACAGCATTATACAGAAGTAATTTTGTTCCACCAGTGTCACCACTTTTACCTGCAACAACTGTAGGTGCAAACACAGTCATTTCTAATTTGTTTTTGCCTGGTTCATTAGGCGGTGTTATTGATGCAACAAGAGGTTTAACAATCGAAACATCCGGTGCTGTTAGAGTAACATCGAATACAACACCTTATGCGTCAACAAGTCAGAGTTATTATTTTGATGGTTCATCAGGCAAACTTATTATTCCTGCATCGCCAAATTTGAGTTTTGGTACTGGTGACTTCACTATTGAATTCTGGATGAAGACAACGGATACATCAGCAGGTTTAATTACATCAGCGACAACCGGTTCTGGCTACTGGGCATTATTGTTAGTTGGTGGAACTTTATATTGGCAAAGTGCATATAATGCATCCAACTTGAAAACACAATCAATGTCTAGTTACTTGAATAATGCTTGGGTGCATGTTGCTATCGTTCGTTCATCAAGTTCTATGAATTTTTATTTTAATGGACAAGTTCAAGGAACAGCAACATCAGACACAACAAACTATAATGGTACAGCAAACGGATTGACTATCGGACAAGATCCACAGACCAACGGATACTACTTAGGTTATTTGGCAGATTTGCGTATCACAAAAGGTTATGCTCGTTACACAACAAACTTTACAGTACCAGCAACTCCACTTTCTGAGAAATAAATAACTGAATGTTACTATCTTCAATTATCACTAATACAGTTTCGGGTGCAACAGGCGCTACTGGTTTAACTGGTGCAACTGGATTAACTGGTCCATCTGGAACAAACGGTACTAATGGTGCCACTGGTATTACTGGTCCTACGGGTCCAACAGGACCTACTGGACCAACAGGCGCACAAGGTGCAACTGGTGCATCACCATGGTCACTTAGTGGATCCGATACATATTACACCGCAGGGAGTGTTGCTATCGGTGCATCTTCCGCTGGTTCCGGCATCAAACTAGATGTTCAAGGCGGTGAAATCAGAGCAGGTAGAATAGATTCTAGTTCTGAGGGTGGTCAATTAAGTCTTGCTAGAAGTACCGACAACGCTACTGCTTGGTACATGGATGTGTTTGGTAATTCATCAACACCATCTTTGCGTTTAGTTGATGTTTCTTCTGGTGCGGTAAGTCTTGGCATCAATTCATCCGGGGCTGTAGCACTAAGAGGAGGTGCATCAGCATCAGGAGTTGGTATTACATTCCCATTAACCCAATCAGCATCAACTGATGCAAACACTCTGGACGATTATGAAGAGGGAACTTGGACACCATCTCTGAATTTACTTGGTACAGTAAGTTATCCTGGCAGATATGGTAAATATCAAAAGATTGGAAAATATGTTCATTTATCGTTTGCTATCATAGTTTCTTCCTCAGATACAACACAAGACTCTTCTGTTATGTTGATTACAAATTTACCTTTTACAGTAGCAAATGTTCTTGGTTCCGATTATGAAGGAGGCTCTGCAAGTATTATGACAGAAAGAATGAAGGGTACTGCGTCACCAACAGCATCAAACGCTTTTCATGTTATTGGTTCTAATGGTAATACAAGTCTTATTGTTGCACAAAATAATTATAACGGCACTTTCGCAAGTATGTCTTATTTTGCAGGCAATGGTAGAAGTGGATATACAGGCGGAAATATGTACATTTTGGGACAGTTCATGTACGAAACAACTGCTTAACAGGAAATTATATGTCATTAACAAAAACAACCAATATTGACCAAATTACAGTAACTGAGAACGGTATCGTTCTCTATCGTGAAGCAACACGCATCATGGAAGACGGTAACGAAATCAGCAAAACTTTTCATCGCACATCATTAACACCTGGTCAAGATTTGACAGGTGAACCAGCAAATGTTGTTGCAATCTGCAACGCCGCTTGGACACAAGAAGTAATTGATGCATATAACAGTCAAATACAAACAGAACTTAGATAATGGCTAATCACAACTTCATCGTAAAGAATGGCATCACAGTTGGATCTACAAACATTGTAGATTCAAGTGGCGCATGGATAGGACCAAGTAGTGGTCTTGTTGGGGCTACTGGTTTAACAGGACCTACCGGACCAAACGGTGGTGTTGGTGCAACAGGAACAGCAGGTCCAACAGGCGGTCAAGGTGCAACAGGCGTTACAGGACCCACAGGTCCTACCGGTGTTACTGGTCCATCTGGTCCGACAGGACCCACTGGTCCTGCTGGACCTACCGGTCCGACTGGTGCAACTGGATTAACTGGACCTTCTGGAAGTGCGGGACCAACAGGTCCTACCGGACCAACGGGACCCACAGGACCAACGGGTCCGACTGGCCCAAGTGATACAACAAACTATTTGAATAAAGTTGGTCAGTCATATTATCAAGTAAACACTTGGTTACAGTTTAACGGAACTTATGGTTTATACTGGCCTAGCACAGGATTTTCTGGAGCGCCTCACCTATATGCAAACGGTGATACATATGGTCAATTTCAGGTTGACGGATATAAAAATAGTTACACTGGTATTAGAATGGCTAGTGCTGGTCGTGCTACTATTGGTATGTTCGACACATCAGGTAATGGTGGCTTATATAACTATTCTTATTGGATTTACTATTGGTTAGTAGGTAACGCTTGCTTGGGCGTAGGAACATCATCGACAAGTTCATCTTATAGAGTGTATGTTGATGGTGGAATATATGCAACTGGTAACATCACAGCATATTCTGATGCTAGAAAAAAGACAAACATAATTACAGTTGATAATGCATTAGATAAAATTTCAAAACTGCGTGGTGTGTATTACCATAGAAACGATTCACACGATGAAAAAATTGATACTGAGAAAAGACAACTAGGTGTTATTGCACAAGAGGTGAATGAAGTTCTTCCTGAAGTTGTAACATATGCGAAAGATGTTGATGAGTATGGTGTTCAGTATGGAAATTTTGCTGGTCTTTTCATTGAAGCATTCAAAGAGATGAAGCAAAAGATTGAAGTTTTAGAAAATGAGATTGATTATTTGAAAGCAAATAAATGAGTATACAATATAGTTTCGTCATCAGACAGATTAATAGTCAAACTGTTGGAAATATCCAAGATGCAGTTTCACACATACATTTCGATTATGTTGGAACGGATGAAAATGGTAGGTCATCTTTTTGTCAAGGTGTGGTACCATTTCAATTGGTTGAACACACTTTTCAAGATTCTGAAGGAACAAAAACTATTCCTTCGGTTTTGGATGCTGATAATTTTATTCCTTATGATGATATTACAGAAGAACAAGTGATGACTTGGATTCAAGATAATATACCAACAGAAACTATTAATACTTTTCAGGAAATAATTTCTGCAAAATTAAATCAAACTGGCGATAATAAAAATTATCTACCATGGCAAATTGAATAATATCAAAGATTATAGGAAAATTAATGACAGCAAATAATGAAATTACGCCTCAACAAACTGAAGAATCGTATGTGAGTCCATTCACATATGCATATGAGGTAACAGGTATAAAAGTAAAAGATGAGATTGTTGGTAACACAACAAATCAAAATGCTGTCGTTCAAACATATTGGAAATTGACTGGAACAGATGGTGATGGTAATCAAGCAACATTCAATGGAGCAACACCATTCACATCAACAACTATGCCAGAAGGAACTTTATTTGTGCCTTTTGCTGAATTGACTGAACAGGTTGTTATTAACTGGATCAATACTGTAGTTGTAGAATCTCCTGGTTATCAAAAACATATTGACACACAATTACAAAAACAAATTGATGATGTTATCACACCTGTGACAGATGCAACACTACCTTGGGTAACATAAAACAAAAATGGCTAATCATAATTTTATTGTAAAGAATGGTATCACAGTTGGCAATACGGCGATTGTCGATTCAAGTGGTGCATGGGTAGGTCCAAGCACTGGTCTTGTTGGTGCAACAGGATTGTCTGGTGTTCAGGGTCCAACGGGACCAGTCGGAGCAACAGGCGTTACAGGGCCGACAGGTGAGCAAGGTGCAACAGGCGTTACAGGGCCCACAGGACCTGCGGGACCAACCGGACCAACTGGTCCATCAGGTGCAAACGGAAGCGCAGGTCCTACCGGTCCTACGGGCGCAACAGGTGCGGCGGGACCAACAGGTCCTACCGGACCAACAGGACCAACTGGTCCATCAGGACCTACCGGACCCGGAACAGATTTCGCATCAAGCACTAACAGTTCTGATTTATACATCAGAAATGCATCACCAACAATTTATTTAAGAGACACAAACAACTATGTGTCTATGATTCACCAGAATAGTGATTATTTTTACATTCTTAGAGGTACCGCAGATAGCACATCATGGACAACATCTGGTGTAAGTGATTGGCCTTTAAGAATTAACGTTAATAACAATAACGCATATTTTGGCGGAACAGTTTATGCTGAGTACGGTTCATTCAGAGCACCAATTTTTTACGATAGTAATGATACATCATATTATGTTGATCCTAATGGCACAACACAATTACAGGGACACACAAGACTTGGACCATATGCAGGTAGTGTATCAAGCGGTAATCAATCCGGCTTAGAGATTATGAATAATGGTGGTACAGGTGACGGTAATGTTGCGTGTATTTCATTTCATTGCTCAGGAACTTATGGCGCACATTTACATTTGAGAAATGATAGTTATATGGGCATGGGAGGTTGGTCAGCATCATCATGGAGATGGTATACTCATTTGAGTAGTGGTGATATGACGGCTGCTGGTAACATCACAGCATATTCTGATCCAAGATTGAAAGAAGAAATTGTTCCTGTAACAAACGCACTTGAAAAAATCAAACAGTTGAATGGTGTAAAATTCAAATGGATCGAAAGTTCAGTCATTGGTCATCCAGGTGAGTATGATTATGGTATTCTTTCTACAGATGTTGAAAAAATTGCACCAGAACTTGTTATTGATTCGATATTTGAAGCACCAGAAGGCGACAGATATAAAACCGTAGCATACGATAAATTAGTTGCGTTCTTAATTGAAGCAATCAAAGAACAACAAGAACAGATTGAAGAGATAAAAAAAATCATTAATATATAATGATGCAAAGGAGTTATTATGCAACAGAATGAAAAACGATTTACATTGAATGTGACAGCAGAAGAATTGAATATTTTGTTTATGGGTTTGGATGAATTACCTCAAAAGTATTCACGCAAACTAACAGACAATTTAATGCAACAAGTTCAGCCACAAGCACAGCCTGTACAAGGTCAGGTAAATCAGCCGCCATTAGCCGGTATTACACAAAAAATTAATTAATCTGGAGTTTATATTATGAGAGGTGAGTGGTGCTATTTTAAGGCACGCATCAGTAAAGAGGCGTGTGAAAAATTGCTTGATGGCGCATTAAAGATTGAGCCACACAAAGCAACGATGGGTATTGACAGTAAAAGTTTCAGCGACAATCAATACCGAAGAAGTGATATTAGATTCATCAATCACTATGATTCTGAATTCGAATGGGTGTTTGATGAACTTTGGAAAATGGCAATCCAAGCCAATAGAGAATTCTTTGGATTCAATATAACAAATTTGGATTTTCTCCAAGTTGCTGAGTATAGGGACGATGTTCAAGGTGAATATAAAAGACACCACGATACATTTTGGATTAATGAGTCGCCATACCACAGAAAAATCTCTTGTGTTTTACAGTTAACTGATCCATCAACATATGAAGGTGGCGATTTGGAACTGTATGATTTACACAGCAGTTATCCAAATAAAAGTGAGTTGCGTGAACAAGGCACAGCAATATTTTTTCCATCATTTATTTCACATGCAGCCACACCTGTGACAAAAGGCACAAGACATTCGCTAGCCGCATGGTTTGAAGGACCAAAATTCACATGAGATTCCATATTTTAGGATTACCACACACAGTATCAAGCAAAGAATACAATGCATGTGCTTACACACAGAAAGTTGTTAAGTTTGCAAAGATGATGACTAAGCGTGGGCATACTGTTATACATTATGGTCACGAAGATTCGAAACTGGAATGTACAGAGCATGTAACAGTTCTCACAAATGAAGACTGGAAGATTGCATATGGTGATTATGATTGGAGAAAAAACTTCTTCAAGTATGATACTGGCGACCATGCTTACACAACATTCTACAAAAACACAATCGCTGAGATTCAAAAGCGTAAACAACCAAACGATTTCATTCTACCATTTTGGGGAGCAGGTCATAAACCAGTTTGTGATGCACATCCCGATTTGATTACAGTTGAGCCTGGTATCGGTTATGCTGGTGGACACTTTGCTAGATTTAAGATTTTCGAATCTTACGCAATTTACCATGCTTACTATGGATTAAATTCTGTCGGAACTTGTATACAAGATTGGTATGATGTTGTTATTCCAAACTACTTTGACACAGACGATTTTGAATATTCTGATAAAAAAGAAGATTACTTCCTATTCATGGGTAGAGTATATGAAGGCAAAGGTGTCAACATCGCAGTTCAGGCTACCGAAGCGATTGGTGCCAAACTAATCATTGCTGGACAAAGCAGTCTCAAGGAAATGGGATACGCAGAAACGCCAGCACATGTGACTGAGGTTGGTTATGCTGATATCGAAACTCGTAAGAAACTAATGTCTAAAGCAAAAGGTGCTTTTGTTGCTAGTCTATACAATGAGCCATTTGGTGGTGTTCAAATCGAATGCTTACTGTCTGGTACACCTACTATCACCACAGACTGGGGTTCTTTCACAGAGAATAATATTAACGGAGTGACTGGTTATCGTTGTAGAACATTCGAACAATTTACCTGGGCAGCCAAGAATATTGATAGAATTAGACCACAAGATTGCTCCAATTTTGCCAGAAATAACTTCTCACTTGATATTGTTGGTGCGAAATATGAAGAATACTTCCAATCTATTCTCAACATTTATGGCAAACAGGGTTGGTACGAACCAAATCCAGAAAGAACTTCATTGAAGTTCACTACGAAATGGTATTCTTAGGCATTATAAATACCTAATAAACTACGGGTACTATAATGGCTAAACCTACAACTAGAACAGAATTCAAAGATTATTGCCTACGCAAACTAGGTCATCCAGTCATCCAAATTAATGTGGACGATGACCAGATTGAAGATAGAATTGATGATGCGCTATCGTTTTTTCACGACTATCATTTTGATGGTTGCGAAAAACTCTTTATGAAGCATCAGATTACACAAGCAGATAAGGATAGAGGATGGATTTATTGTCCAGATTCTGTCCTTTTTGTCACTGGTGTTTTGCCATTCGATTCTTCATCATCCTCTGTTAACATGTTTGACTTGCGCTATCAGTTGCGCTTGCATGACTTGTATGACTTTACATCCGTTTCGTATGTGTCATATGAGATTACAATGCAACACATCCAGACTTTGAACATTTTGTTCTCTGGTACACCACAGTTCAGATTCAACCGTAAACAAAATAAACTATTCTTGGATGTTAACTGGAGTACCGACTTACAGGTTGGCGAATATGTTATCTTAGAATGCTATCGTAAATTGAGTCCAGATGTTTTCACAATCTCTGGTACAGTTTCCACATCAAATACATCCAACACAGTTATTGGAACAGATACAGTATTCTCCCGTGATGTGGTTATCGGTGACCACATGACATTTGGTTCAGAATCAAAGCGTGTAGTTAAGATTGACAGCGACACATCATTGAATGTCGAATCATTCTTTGCAACATCCGAAACTGGTGTGTCAGCATACAAAGAAGGCTTGTCTGATGTATGGGATGACAGATTCTTAAAAGCATATGCTACCGCTAAAATTAAAATGCAATGGGGCAACAACTTGAAGAAGTTCGGTGGCATTCAAATGCCTGGTGGTGTTACATTGAATGGTAAAGAAATTTATGATGAAGCCGAAGAAGAAATTTCTAAGATGGAAGAACAAATCTATCTGATGACAAGTATGCCGTCAGAAATCTTTGTGGGCTAACATGTCAACTAATTTTTATTTCAATAACTTCCCTCAACACCAAGTCACCAGTGAGCAATTACTGGTTGAAGATTTGGTGATTGAAGCCATGCAGATTCATGGTATGGATGTTTATTATCTACCAAGAACTACTCGTGACCAAGTTGATATGTTGTATGGTGAAGATACACTAAAAGAATATCGTACAGCAGTTGGTATTGAAATGTATCTTGAGAATGTAACTGGTATGGATGGTGAAGGCGACTTCATCTCCAAGTTTGGTCTTGAGATTCGTGACGAAGTTACTATGTTGGTTTCACGCCGCAGATTTGCCATGTCTGTAAATCAATTAAGACCTAATGAAGGTGACTTGATTTACATTCCATTGTTACAAAACTTCTTTGAGATTACATTCGTAGAACATGAAAACAATCAAGCGATGTTCTACACACTAGGTCGTGGGCGTGGTGGTAATGTATACTTGTATGCATTAAAGATGAAACAGTTTGTGTTCTCTAATGAGATTATTGAAACTGGTATTCAAGAAATTGATGACCAGATTTTCGATTCATATCCACGAGCAACACTTGCACTTGCAAACACAACAGTCTTCCCAGCAAGTACAGGTCAATTCGTTTCTGGTGAAATCATTTACCAAGGTAGTTCTTTGGCTGCAGCCAATGCACAGGCTATCGTTTATTCATATACACCTGACAGTTCAGTGAGTATCATTCGTGTGCAAGGTCAGTTCGTTTCAGGTAATGTATCCGGCAACACAAGCGGCACACTAAGAAGTGTATTGGTATACAATGATGATAGTGAAGTTGGAAACAACATCTTTGAAGATATTGCAGATAATGTAAGACTAGAAACTGAGGGCAATGATATCATTGACTTCACAGAACAAAATCCATTTGGTGAACCATAATGCTAGGCAACAATCATTTTTATAATAGAACAATCCGAAAAGTAGTAGTTGCTTTTGGTACTGTATTCAACGACATTCTTTTAGTACGATATAACAAAGCAGGAACAAAAGAGTATGAGCGTTCACGAGTGCCACTATCATATGGTGCTAAAGAAAAGTTTATCACTCGTATCACATCTGATCCTACATTAACAAAGTCGATAAACACCATAGTTCCTAGAATGTCTTTCGATTTGGTCAGTCTCGAATATGATTCAAATCGAAAGTTCAATACAATCAACAGAAACTTTGCTGAACAAACAGATGGTTCAATCAAAGCACAATACGCACCTATTCCGTATAACTTTGAGTTTGAAATGTCAATCTATGTGCGTAATACGGAAGATGGTACACAAATTCTAGAACAAATCTTACCATACTTTACGCCAGACTTTACTGTAACTGTGGACTTTATTCCATCGTTGGGTAGAAAATATGACATGCCAATTATTCTGAACTCAGTCAATTCACAGGTTGAGTATGAAGGTGACATGTCCACAACAAGATTGATTATTTGGAATCTATCTTTCACCGCTAAAGGTTATATCTTCCCAGCCGTTGCTACTGCTGGTCTAATCGAATCCGCTAACACAAATATTTACCAAGATAAGCGTGATACATTATCGCAAACAGTATATGTTGATTCCGCTAATGGTGTTGGTGTATTTGTTACAGGCGAAACTGTCCGTGAACAATCCAAAGGTAAAACAGGTACTGTTGTTTACTTCGCCAACAATAGCACAGGCACTTTGGTAGTTACAGATATGTCAGAATTACTGGAAGAGAATGATGTAATCGTTGGTGATTATTCCAACGCATACTACACTATAAATACGGTAGATTTGAATCCAGTTAAGTCGGTTGCAGTTATTACAACATCTGATCCTGTATCAGCAAACGCAACAGACCATTTTGGATTTACAGAAACCATAACTGAATTCCCACATACGCTATGAAGACAGACACAAACTTATCAGATATTTTTGGCATAGAAAACATTCCAGCAGAGGAAGTTATTGCGCCAAATACATTAATGGTGCCAGAAGATTTATCACCAGAAGCAGACTTTGAGTTTGCTCGTAAGAACATGCGTGAACTTCTACAAAAAGGAAACAAAGCAGTAGATAAAATTTTATTGGTTGCTGATGCTACGGATCATCCAAGAGCATATGAAGTTGCTTCAAATATGATTAAACAACTTGGTGATATGAATAAAGATTTGCTTGCGTTACAAAAGACACGAAAAGATTTATCTCCTGAGGCAGTAACACAACCAACAGTCAATGTAGACAAAGCGGTGTTTGTTGGCTCTACAGCAGATTTAATTAAACAAATAAAACAATTAGGATAAACATGGAACAACTAATCGAACAAATGCGAGTAATTCTTGGTACCAATTTTGGTCTATATGCCAAGGCACACTCGTTTCACTGGAATGTTGAAGGCTCAAACTTCAATGATTACCATGCATTCTTGGGTACATTGTACACAACAATCTTTGCGAATACAGATTTGATTGCTGAAAAGATTCGTATGCTTGGTGCATATGCTCCAGTTTCACTAGCAAGACTGTCTGAACTATCCGACATTGAAGATGAGACAGTTATTCCTAGTCCAATGGGAATGTTCTCTGCGTTACAGAAAGACAATGAAAGATTTATTTTTCATTTGCGTGCCGGTATTCAAGCCGCAGACAATGCAAATGAACCAGCAATTTCTAACTTCCTACAAGACTTGCTTGACCAACATCAAAAACACGCATGGATGTTAAAGAGCATCATTAAGTAATTAAATGTCTGATTATGGTGGCGGGTATCAAGGTAACTCTAAACTAAAACGTGTTGGTACAAAAATTGAGTACACACAAGACCAGTTAATAGAGATTACCAAGTGTATTAAAGACCCAGTATATTTTATTAAAAATTACATGAAGATTGTGAACGTTGACCACGGTCTCGTTCCTTTCACCATGTGGCCTTTCCAAGAGGAAATGGTCACGGGTTTTCACATCAATCGTTTCTCTATCGCTAAGATGCCACGACAGGTTGGTAAAACAACTACGGCTGCTGGCTATATGTTGTGGTGTATTTTATTCCAAGACGATTACAAGATTGCTATTCTAGCCAACAAAGGTGACTTAGCCCGTGACATTCTTGGTCGTATCAAATACGCTTATGAATATCTCCCACTATGGATGCAACAAGGTATCATTGAGTGGAACAAAGGTAACATTTCCGTAGAGAATGGTTCAGAAATTTCAGCATATGCTACCAGCGCCAGTGGTGTTCGTGGTGGATCATATAACTTAATTTTCTTGGACGAATTTGCGTTCGTTCCACATAACATGGCAGAAGAGTTCTTCACTTCTACCTATCCTGTTATCTCATCTGGTAAAACCACCAAAGTTATTATTGTTTCAACGCCACATGGTCTGAATCAGTTCTATCGAATGTGGATGGATGCGATTGAGAAACGCTCAACATATGTTCCGTTTGAAGTTCACTGGTCAATGGTGCCAGGTCGTGATGCGGCATGGCGTGAAGAAACGATTAGAAACACCAGCGAAGAACAGTTCCGACAAGAATTTGAGACTGAGTTTATTGGTTCATCAGCCACATTGATTCCTGGTGCCAAGTTGAAGATGTTGACCTTCTTGAATCCGACGGCTAAAGAAGAACACATGCACATATATGAACAGCCAAAGCCTGGTCATACTTATATTGCTGTGGTCGATTGTGCTGAGGGTGTAAGTCTGGACTATTCTGTAGTGTCTATTGTGGATGTTACCGAAGTTCCTTACAGACATGTGGCTAAGTTCCGAGACAATAAATTGTCACCACTAATCTTTCCGACATTTGTTTACAACATCGCCAACAGATATAATCGTGCTTGGGTTCTGGTAGAAACTAACTCCGTTGGTCAACAAGTGGTTGATATTTTACATTATGATTTGGAATACGAAAATATCTTCCGTATTGAGCACCACGAGATTAAAGGACAGCACATTTCATCTGGTTTTAAGAAGGGTGCGGCATATGGTGTTAAAACATCAAAGACAGTTAAGAAGATTGGTTGCGCCAACTTAAAGACTTTGATTGAGACTGATAAGTTAATTACCAATGACTTCGACACCATCGCAGAACTAAATACATTTGTCAGGGACAAAGATTCCTACGCCGCCGAAGAGGGTAACAATGACGATATTGTTATGACTTTGGTGCTTTTCTCTTGGCTTACAGCCCAAAGTTACTTTAAGGAAATCACAAATTCAGACGTTAGACAACGCTTACTGGATGAAAGAAACCTACAACTAGACGAAGAAATGCTTCCTGTCGGTGAAATAAACGATGGATTACAGGAAGAAAAAGAATTTGATGGCAAAGACTTATGGTCCAGTGTGTCTAGCCGAGGATACCTACCATCAACTTTCTAAAATCATAAATACAATACATGAGATAAGTTCTATAAAAATAATAAGGAGAACAAAATATGGCTTTTCAATTATCACCAGGAGTTAACATCTCCGAAGTAGATTTGACAACAGTTGTTCCCTCTGTTGCAACTACTGTTGGTGGCATTGCCGGCGCATTTGCATGGGGTCCTGTTAACGAAATCACAATCATTAACAATGAAATTCAACTAGCAGATAAGTTTGGCAAACCAGACGCAAACACATACGAAACATTCTTCACGGCAGCAAACTTCCTATCATATGGTAGTGATTTGAGAGTTGTTCGTGCAGTTGGGGCAAGCGCAGTAAACGCAGTTTCAAATGGTGCCGCACAATTAATCACTAGCAAAACTGACTATGAACAAAATCATAGTGCTAATTCTGCAACATTGTTTACAGCAAAATATCCAGGCGAACTTGGCAACAGCATCAAAGTTTCTTTGGCTGACGCTAACACATATGCTACATGGACATATGCTACAAACTTCGATTCTACTCCAGCAACTTCAACATACGCATCTGAGCGTTCATCTTCTAACGATGAAATTCACATCGTTGTTATTGATGCTACAGGTAAAATCTCTGGTATTGCTGGTACAGTTTTGGAAAAATATGGTTTCGTTTCTAAAGCAAGCGATGCTAAAAACTCTGATGGTTCAAGCAACTACTACAAAGATGTTTTGAACAACCGTTCTAAGTATATCTGGTCTACAGGTCACTTGGCTGCTAACTGGGGTACGGCTGCTTCTGGCGCAGTTGCTTACACAAACTTGGTTGCAAACACTACAGTAACATTGTCTGGTGGTATTGATTCTACTCCAGTGGCTGCTAATGTTAACTCAGCATTCAGTTATTTCAACAATTCAGATTCTGTCGATGTATCATTGTTGATTGCTGGTTCAACAAGCAACTCTTCAACACCTAACCACCTAATTTCTATTGCTGAATCACGCAAAGACTGTTTGGTATTTGTATCGCCTGCTAAAGCAGACGTTGTAGATAACTATGGTTCCGAAGCATCCGCTATTGTTACCACAGCAGATTCTTACACCAAGTCTTCATATGCAGTTATGGATTCTGGTTGGAAATACCAATATGATAAGTACAACGATGTATACCGTTGGGTACCATTGAACGGTGATACCGCTGGTCTATGTGTTCGCACAGATGTTGAGCGTGATCCATGGTTCTCTCCTGCTGGTCTACAGCGTGGTGTTATCAAGAATGTTGTTAAACTTGCTTGGAATCCAACTAAGGCTGAACGTGACACACTTTACAAAGTTGGTGTTAACCCAGTTGTTACATTCCCTGGTGAAGGTACAATCTTGTATGGAGACAAAACATTGTTGAATCGTCCATCAGCATTTGACCGTATCAATGTTCGCCGCTTGTTTATCGTGTTGGAAAAATCAATTGCTAAGGCTGCTCGTTCTTCATTGTTTGAATTCAACGATGAATTTACTCGTGCCGCATTCGTAAACTTGGTTGAACCATATTTGCGTGATGTACAAGGTCGCCGTGGTATCTATGACTTCCGTGTTGTATGTGACACAACAAATAACACAGGTGAAGTTATCGACCAGAACCAATTCGTTGGTGATATCTACATTAAACCTGCTCGTTCTATCAACTTTATCCAATTGAACTTCGTTGCTGTACGCACTGGTGTTTCATTTGAAGAAGTTGTTGGTAGAGTTTAATAAATAGAGAGATAGGAGAAACTTAAATGGCTTTTAACATTAATGAATTCCGCTCTCAAATGCAGGGAGATGGTGCCCGTCCGAA